GAAAATGCCATAGCAGTATGCTAAAAGGACCAGTTTTAACATGGCACCGAGGTTATATTCCCGCGGACGGCCAAACTGGTAATCATATTTTAGTTTTAAACTCTCAACAAGCTGGTTGATGTAACGAGCAGGATGATGCTCTTCTGGTTGGTAATCCAAGGCGATACTCAAAGTGGTTTGATTCATGTTATAATAATCTTGCATATTAGGAATGTCCTTTCGAGGATAATTTCGTAGAGTATCGGGTGCGACCGATGCTCTTTTTTTATTTTCTATTATATCAAAAACAGGTCTGGAAAAATCCGAAGATTTTTCCAGACCTGTTTTGTTTCTAGAGACTTATGTCACAGCCTCTTTTAGTGTTAAATATTGATCGCTAATGAGAACAAGATAAAACCACCAAGTAACATGGCAAGAATCGCCACGACCACCCACAACACTTGACGGACGTTGTGCCGCACGCGTCGCTCAACATGGCTCTTTGATTGGAGATGCTCATGTTGGGCATTAAATAGCGAAGCATTCGTGTCTTTGACCCAATCAGCACCATGCTGACCATAGTAGGGGTTGGTGTTATGATTGAGCGAGTGGGGGACCCGGCCATTTGATTTGGTTAACGGTTGATAGCGCCGCATCGTAATCCTCTTTTCAACGGTTGTTTAGTTTTTCTGGGCCTTATAAGGAACGGCATAGTTCTTAGGGGCGTCGCTAGCTTTTGCATACTTCCAGTGCCCAGACATCTTCTTTTCGAGTGGGGCATCATCTTTGATGCAAGTAAAGCGAGAGCCAACTTCATTTTCGATAATGAAGATCCGGTTAAACTCGTGCCGCGTCTGAACAATGTGACAATCATTGTGATCGATACCAAAAACATCTTTGTATACCAACAACATTATCTCCTTTGGATTGAATTTAAAATAGTGACAATTTTACAAGGCTTCACAGACAGTCTACACTATCTATTATAAACCCCTAATCAAGTCCGTAAACCGTTTTGAGTGAAAAAAGATAAAATTGCACTGGCAAGGGTGTGACAATTCATAAAAAGCCACGCAGGTAAATTTGATCTTACCTGCGTGGCTTTATCCGTACTTCTGATTGGGTATACTGGGAACGACCCCCATATCACCAAAAATGCTTGTATACCAGCTATTATGAGGCGTTCAGGCCATTAAGAAATTGAGTTGGCTGTCCTTTTGGCTGACTACCATTAAATTAACCCTATTTCCTGCTGGAGCTGGAAATGTTTGTTTTAACGTGGTCCAACGTGGTCCACTTGGTAAAAGGCGTCAAATTCAGCAGTCTAAATATTAAAAATTAAGGTAATTGGCCAACTTTTCGGTGGCTTCATTTTTTTGCTTGGCAGTAACTGCGGTGTAAATATCTAAAGTTGTGCGATAGCTTGAATGCCCTAACTGGTCTTGTACTGACTTGATGGAAGCATGGGCTTCAAATGCAAGCGTCGCATAAGTGTGGCGGAATGCGTGAACCGTAACATGCTTCAAGTCATATTTAGTTAGAGTATGCTCAAGCCATTTACGTGGCTTAGATGGTTGAAACATCTCGTTGTTTTCATTAGCAAACACATAGTGGTTACCTTGGTTGATGTTAAAGCCGAAACGTAGTAGCCATTCTTTTTGGTCAACTTGCCAGTGTTGCAATATTTTGATCGTAGTGGGATCTAAATACACTGTCCGATTGCTACGCGCTGTCTTAGGCGCTTGTACTAGCAGACGGGCACCATCACCACGGGATTGTGTTTTATTAACCCGTATAGTGTGGTTGCTAAAATCAATGTCAGACCATTCTAAGCAAAGCATTTCAGATTTTCTCATACCAGTAAAGGCCGCTAAACGAAAGAATACACTGGCTTGCGGTGTATTGTCATCATCATTCAGACACTCAAAGAAGTGTTGTAATTCAGCCTTATCAAAGTAATTTTCTAAATTTTTGCGTGAACGATCATTTTTATTTACTGGCACAATAACGCGCTTGGCTGGATTCTCACTGATCAAGTCAATGTTGATGGCATAATCAAGCACCTTGGCAACGTAATTCATTAGAGTATGATACTTTACTAAGCCAGCATTAAACCACTGATTAATGGCTTTTTGACAATCCTTAATGGATATTTTAGCAATCCGGTAATCACTAAATATTGGTAAAATATGAAGCCGGAACAGCCGTTGAGTCGTTACCCAAGTGCTTTCCTTAACTGTTTGTTTATATTGTGTGAACCACAGCTGGTAAATATCTTTAAAAATTGTATTATCGTTTTTAGTCGGTAGTCCATGATTGTAAATATCAAGTTCAAGTCTTGATAATACAATCTGGGCTTCTTTTTTTGTCTTGAATCCACGGCGTCGGGTATTTTTCTTTTTTCCCGTTAGTGGATCAACGCCTAAATAAACTTGAAACTGATAACGGGTATTCCCGTCCTTGTCCTGATACTTTTTGATTGTTGCCATTTATAATTTCCTCCATAACGTACCGTGCGGGGGCAGTGTTATGTATGAAACTATTTTTAAAAAGAATCCCTCTTGTGTAATTCATCGCTAATATTGTTCTTGATCTTTATTGCCTCTTGGTCGCCGTCTTGTGCGTCTAGAATGACTTCAAATAAGTTCTTTAACAAAAAGATATTATTCGAGTATTGCATACCATCAGCAATTGAAGCATTTTCTTTTGAATTGTTTTTTAATATTTTAATGCACTGCTTTTTAACTTTATCATTGTATTTGTTGTTGGTGTCAGCAAAAAAAGCTGGACTAAACAAAATTCTCGCCAAATTTGAATAAGCAAGTAAATCATCATAGTTAGTATAGCGCATTGATTCAGTGTTTAATTGACGGTCTTCTTCAAATAGTGCGTTTTCTAGCTCTTGTAAATCGGCATCATTTTCATAAGTCTCTGATCCGAGTTGTTCTTGAAAGAAACGCATTATATCGAGACGCTTGTTGTGAGTTTTCTGATTATCACGCACGTCGCTCGCACTCTTATACGGTGATATTCCTTGTATGTAAAGAATGCTAACATTATAAAAATCGGCTAATTTTTGCCAGACTGCTAGTTTTGGCTCACGCACACCGCGTTCGTATTTTGCTAATGAGTCAGGTGAGATTGATAGGTTAGTTTTTTCACTAAGCTCTTTTACAGCTGCACGTAATGTAAGCCCTTTTTCGTTTCTAAGTTCTCTAAGCTTGTTAACCATAATGAAGCCCTCCTTATTGATTGATATTAACATAAAATGATTAAAAATAATACGATATGTATTGAAATACGATTTGTATTCTGATATGATGTTTTTGGAATACAATTTGTATTTTAGGGAGGGAATGAATGTGAGAGACAGTTTACCTAGATATATGTCTATTAAGCAAACGTTAGTCTATTTCAACATAAAATCTCGTAATACATTGAAAAAAAACTACATTGCTAAAGGGTTACCAGTTGTAATTATCAATGGTACTAAGCGTATTGATCAATTGGACGCAGACAAGTTTATGGAAGCACATAAAGTTTAATTGCACCGTGCGGGGGCAGAATAATTTTAAGGAGGTGATTTCATGATAGCAACAGTAATCTTATGGGCAATCAAGTTTATGATTGTGTCGTTTGTCGGCAACGTGGTGGCTAAGTTAATCAAGAACCCGCGTCGGTATTTTGGAATGTGAGGTCAGTCGCATGGGAAAGCATACAAAAAAGACCTACTTTACTTTGCCGAGTAGTAGGTCGAGTAAAAACGTATCATGCTTTCCCTTATTTTAACACGAATAAGGAGAATGGAAAATGGATATTGAAGATTTACGCGGTGAAATCATAAAAACTCTTGGACTTCACGAAGCACTTTCCGACATTGTTGATAGTTTAAGTGATTCATTGGAAGAAAACAAGCAAAACAGCAGTATGGTTCATTACAACTTAAAATGTGAAATGCGGCCATTAGCTTCATTGACTTGGGCGATCAATGATGAGTTGATTAAAATTGGTGATGCTACTGATGAATTAGCCATTAAAAGTGCTAGGGCTGGTGATGAAAAATGAAAGAGTTCGCAACGCTTGATAAAGCCATTGAGCTGGCCCAACAAGGCCATGCGGTTTACCCACTGATTGAAAACACGAAGAAGCCACCTAAAGGGGTGGCCGGCTACCAAGCCGCAACTAGTGGCCAGGACACCATCTTCACATGGTTTGAAAAGCACCCGACTTACAACTTAGGCTTGCGGCTAGATTTATCCGATTTATTGGTTGTTGATATTGATATGCACGAGCCAACTAAAAACGGTCGTAATAGCCTGGTACAACTATTTAAGCAAGGACAGACCTTACCGAATAATACCTACATTGAACAGACGGCTAATGGCGGCGTACATTACTTTTTGAAATACGCGGGCGCTAAGGTTCGCAAAGTTGACGTTTGGCCCGGTATTGACTTGCTAAGTGACTTCACGGTGATCGCACCGAGTGAAATTAATGGTAAACAATATAAGCCTTTAGACGGTCGAACGTTGGCTGATGTTAAACCAGCGCCTAAGTGGTTAGTCGATAAGTTGGCGGGCCAAAAAGTGAACTGGTCGTCAGAACACGCCTGTACCACACACCAAAAGAAATATACTGGCCGCCTGTTAGATGAAATGGTAACCGGAACAACCCAAGGCAATCGAAATGCTTGGTTAACTAAAATTGCTGGTCGTATGTTTGGCGTCGGTGCTGCTCCTAAGACAGTCTATAACATGCTGTCAGTGATCAATGATTCGTTCGTGGATCCGGCACTACCTGATCGGGAAGTAAATACTATCTTTCATTCAATTCTAAAACGTGCAAGTCAGAGGGGGCGTTATTAGTGGGAAAGCCTAAAGAGCTACCGGAAGAAGATAAGCAACTGGCGAAACAGGCCGAGAAGGCTTTAAATAACGAAAATGACGCCAAAAAGAGCACCGCAACGGAGCTGAAGAATTTAGTTTTCGAGCAACCAATTGAGTTTGGTTACAACGAAGAGTTTAGGGCGTTTGCCCGGGTTTCAATTAAGGATCATCATGAAGTATATGCGCTTGATTCGTTACAATTTCATGACTATTTATTCCAGTTATATGATGAAAAGACCCAGAATGTGTTACCAAAGTTAACCTATGATTCAGTTAATGAATACTTGGCAACGTATTCGCGGGTTCATGGTCAACAACAGAATGTTGTTATGCGGGTTGGGATTAATCAAGGTAAATATTATTTAGATCTATGCAATGACCAATGGCAAGTGGTTGAGGTTACTAAAGATGGCTGGCAAATTACTAAAGATAGCCCAGTTTGGTTTTACCGTACTAATGATATGGCGGCGTTACCAATTCCTAATCATCACGGTGGCAATCAAAATTTGTTAGAACTTGGATCATATCTCAATTTTAAGAGTGATAACAGTTTGGACTTGATCACTGGTTGGCTAATGGGTAGTTTCTTAGTCAATAGTTCACGACCAATATTAGTTATTCAAGGTATTGCTGGTGCTGGTAAGACTACGGCTAGTCGTTTAATTCGTGGGGTTGTTGATCCTGCAAAGCAAAAACATTCAATCTCACGTCCAAAATTGACAGTTGATAGTTTAGCAATTGACGCGATCCACCAACATACCTTAGTTTATGATAATTTTTCAGCGGGAACAATCACAGCAGAAATCAGTGATATGTTATGTACGATGGCGACTAATCAAAGTTACAGTAAACGTGCTTTATACACTGATAGTGACGAGGTATTGGTTAAGTTAGGTCGTTCAATCATTATCAATGGCATTGACGATTTAGCTAAGCGGCAAGATTTATTAGACCGGTCAATTATTCTAGAAATAGAAGCACCAAAAGAACGGCGAACGGAAGAAGAAATCTATCGGTGGTTTACGGAAAACCATAGCTTAATTTTAGGTGCCTTATTGAATGCAGTCGTTGATAGTTTGAAATATGCGGGTCAATCAAATTTTACAGGTGGCCGCATGGTTGATTGGTGCCGATTTGTTGAGAATGCCCACAGAGAGTTAGGCGCAACACCAAGATACTTTGGGGATATTTACGTTAAGAACCGTCATCAAGCAGCAATCAATTCGGCTGACACCAATCCGTTTGTAAGTGGCATATTAGAACTTTTGGATGGTAAAAAACAATGGCGTGGTAAAAAGTCAGAATTAGTTTCCGAGTTAAAAAAATTAGATTCATACGATCCATACGAAAATCATGGGGGCATTCCTAAAACTAACAAAGTGGCGGAACGTTTACGACGTGATCAGCCAATCTTAAAACAGGTTGGGATCGAATATGAGGAAACAAAATCAAAGGGTAATATGTATGTTACTTTTAAACACCGGACGGGGGGCAATTCTATGTCTACCCTATCTACCCCAGCAAACCAAAACATTGATACAGCAGTATCTTAATGGGGTAGAGATAGAATGCAGAACGTCTACCCCATGGCTAAAAGCGTTGCTATATCAATGTTTCAATGGGGTAGAGATACAAAAATCAATGTCTACCCCTGATAAATGTTGATATAGCAAGGATTTGACGCATGGGGTAGAGGTACTCTATTTGATGTCTACCCCAAAGAACGTTAACATAGCGGCATTTTGATAATCAGGGGTAGACATAGTAGAGACAGAATCCCAGCGCGTTCGTTAATTGTGAAAGGAAATCATAGTATGACTACTGAAAAAATTGAACAAGCAATTTATGAGTATATTGCAAGTCATAATGAAACTAGTTTTTTAGAAATCGAACATCTTTTTGAAAGTATAGGCTATGACTATCATGGCGATAAAGATGTCCGATCTGCTGACCGCCAAGGTGTAGTATTCTGGGCCCTTTGGAAGCGAGAAGCCACAGAAGCAATTGTATCAGTAGTAAAACGGCCAGAAGTGAAAATGCACGCTACGTCGATTCTGACGTACATGGTTGACGGTGGGTACTTAAATATGCCACTGGTTGAAAGTAAACGTCCATATAAAAGATTGCATTGGCAACCGGTGGTGTTTGATTTAGAAAAGGAGACTAACTAATGAAAATTAAGATGGTACATGCTGACAATATGGAGGAGTTATTTGCGCAAGTTTCGGAAGTCGACAAAGCACAAGATATTGATGACGAACTGTTAGATGTAGAATTTGATTTTATTAAGGTGAGCGATTCGAAAATGATCTATTGTGAAGCATTGGTTTATAGGACTGGTGATGACGATGAAGAACTATAATCTAAGTCGATTAAATAAGCGGGTACAGTTTGGCACCGTCAAGTCTGTTCAGAACCCAATAAACGGCACAACCAAGCAACAATTCGTGCCACTGTTCACTGTCTGGTGTGGTGAGTACACGTTGACCATCAGTAACACGATTAGCCTTACTGGTACGACTGCGACAACTAACCAGCTAATTGCGGTGCGCCATGATGAACGTATTACCACAGCACTACTAGCGTTGCTAGATGGGGTTACGTATCGCGTTGCTGGCGTTAGTTCTGATGGCGAACTGAATGCCTATGACGTGGTCACACTAACTAAGGTCAACGGTCATGGCTAAACCAATGAAACAATGTGAACACCCAGGCTGTCGGACGTTGGTTGCCTATGACACACGCTACTGCGAAAAGCACCGCAAGGCAACTAACAAGTGGCGGTATCACAAACGCATGTACGATTCAGACGAGAGTAAGTACCAGCAGTTCTACAAGTCGTCAGCATGGCGCAAGTTGTCACGGCGGTTCCTTGAAAGTAATCCGGTATGCGTGCAATGTTACCAAGATGGGGTGATCCGTAAAGCCGATGTGGTCGATCATGTTATTGAAATCAAAGACGATTGGTCACGTCGCTTAGATGAAAGTAACCTACAACCATTGTGCTACCGACACCATAACCGGAAGACTAGACTGGCTAGAGAACAACGGGAGGGAGCAACAAACTAAATAACCAATGAGTGTCGTGCTGAAAGGTACGGCGCTTTTTAATTGAGCGGAGTTTTCCGCTAAGTGAATCAGACTGGCTAAGTTTAACTTAGGTAGTAGATCTGCGCAATACTGCGCTGAACTTTCAGCCGAGCTACTGAGTCGAAATTTTCGACCAAGTTAACCAACCCGCATTTTGCGTCTACGTTGCCAAAATTGGCAATGGACTGCGCCGAAAATTCGGCCGAGTGAACAATCCAAGTTGGCGGCGGAATTTTGCGCCACGAGACTAATTAAAAACAGCATGACAGCCCAGAAACGTTGATATGGGGGGCTATGGTCGACCCGAAATGAGCGGACAGCATACTTTTGTGTTTATAAAAATCCCTTTTGAACTTTGATTTTTTGCTGATTTTGCTGGATTGTGAAATATCCCTACTAATAATGCGAAATTTAAACAAATAGTCAGTCAGGGGGTAACGTGTAAATATAAACATGTTATCATTTGCACTTTTTAGAGATATGTGCGATAATATAGGTATAATAAACGAATTCTGGATATATGTATCAATTAGCCGCTATGGGTCTAACCCGTGGGGGCTTTTTGGTACGTAAATTTAAACGAAAGGAGTGCTCCGAATGAGCCAAAAAGTAAAAGCCTTAGCCAGTATGAAGAAACATTTAACCAATGATGAGCGTGATCAACGTAAAGATGCTGAAAAAGCGTTATTTGATTATCCGGTGCTTGATTTAACCCCGCCAGATTGGTTACATGATCGGGCCTTAACTGAATGGCAACGGGTAGCGCCTTATTTAAAGGCCAATACCCCAATTAGTGAACTTGACCGGGCCATATTAGCCAGTTATTGCCGCGCTTATGCAACGGTACAGACTTGCGAGAATGATATTCGCAAGAACGGGCTGGTACAAACTAATCAAGAGACTGGTGTACGCAAGCCGAATCCTTACGTGGCCTTGCAGTCACAAGCGATGAAAGATTTAAAAGCCTTAGCCAATGATTTAGGCATGTCGCTATCGAGCCGGGCCCGCATGGAATTAAACAAGCAAAAAAATGAGACACCCGAAGATACTTTCGAGGCGATGTTGTCATGATTGAATATGTTGACCAAGTGTTATCGGGTCAAGTATTGGCTGGTCAAAAAATCAAATGGGCGTGTGAGCGATTTAAACGCGATTTAAGCCGTTCTAAGGACGACAGCTTCCCGTTCTACTACGACGAAGACAAAGCGGCACAGGCGGTTAAATTTATCGAATTAATGCCTAAGACTGACGGTAGCCAACTCACCATGCAACCATTTCAAAAATGGATTATTAGTGAGCTGTATGGCTGGCGTGAAAAAACTACTGGTAACCGCCGTTATGATCGTGCGTTTATTAGTATGGCCCGGAAGAACGGTAAAACCTATCTGGCTTCTGGTATGGCCGCTAATGGCCTTTTAAGAGAACGTCAGCCCGCCCGCAATCGACAAATATTATTTGTCAGCAACGCCCTTAAACAAGCTAAATTAGGCTATGACATGCTTTCAAGTGGGTTACGGCAAGTCCGTAAGCAATCGAAGTACATGCGGCAACGGATTAAGGTACAGAAGCAAGCCATTACTGACTTAGAAACTGATTCGCAAGCCTTGGCCCTTGCCAGTGATACCAGTACGCTTGATGGTTATGCCGGGACGACCGTTATTTTAGATGAATGGCACGAAGCTAAAGACCGCAAAGTGTACAACGTTTTAAAGTCTGGTCAAGCACAAGAAGATAACTCACTGCTGGCGGTGATTTCCACCTCGGGTCTTAACCTTAACGTTCCAATGCACGCCGAATATGACATGCTGACGGACGTTTTAAAGGGCAAAACCGAAGCTGATCGCTACTTTGTGGCAATTTGGGAACTGGACGACCGCGAAGAAGTTTACGATCAAGCCAATTGGATTAAGGCCAACCCGTTATTCAGTGAACCACACGTTAAACAACGCATGACGGAAAAGATTCAGGCCGACGTTGACCTTGCCATTAAACAAAATAATCTAATTCCAATACTGGTTAAGAACTTCAACATGTGGTTGCAAGCCAGTGAGGACAGCTATATTTCAGCAGACGATTGGGCCGCTGGTAAATTGGCAAAGGTGCCCGACTTACATAATCGTGACGCCTATATTGGCATTGATTTATCAAAAAGTAATGACTTGACCGCGGTTAGTTGGCTCGTTCCAATTGGCAACGGTCAGTTTTATTGTGATAGTCATTCGTTCATCGGAACGAAGTATGGACTCGATTCTAAGATTAAGCGCGATGGCATTGATTACCGGAGCATGGAGCGGGCGGGTGAGTGTAGTATTACCCGATTAGAAAGCGGCATTATTGATTATGACGATCTATTTGACTTTGTACAAAAACTGGTCGGGAAATACAACTGGAAAGTGAAAGCCGTCGCTTATGACCCGTATAACGCGCAAACGTTAATTACAAAATTCGAGAAATTAAGCTACCCACTGTTTGAAGTGCGGCAAGGTACCAAGACTTTGAATATCCCAACCCGTAATTTTCGTGATCAGCTTTACGATAACAAGATTAAACATAACGGTAACAAGATTCTCGCTTATGCGGTCAATAACGCCATCTTGAAAGTATTAAACAATGGCTGGCAACTGGATAAGGCCTGCAACAGTAACCGAATTGACCCGATTGCGGCGTTGATTAACGCGTTTGTAGCTGGTATGGACTATTACCAAGAAAGTGAGGATCAACAACATGCAGAAGATTACTACAAAACAGCGACTGCGGCAGATCTGTTCTGATTATGTACAAACGATCTTGTTGGTGCTTGGCTTAATCTGCTTAGTGATTGGTTTTGGTTGCTGGATCAGTTGGCAAGCGGGGTTAATATTGGCTGGTATAGCCATGATTCTGTTAGCCTTGCTAATTAATTATGAAAAGCAAAGAGGTGATTAAATGAGTTTTTTTGTTAAAAGCAATACCACCAGTGGCACGCATGATCCGATGGCCGACGCCTTAGTTAGTTTATCAAGTAATGACCCCTATACGTTTGTTAGTGCGGCGGTACTACGCAACAGTGACATTTACGCGGCGATTAATATTATTGCGAGCGATATTGCCAGTAACCCAATCGTTTGCGATACGGCGATTTTTAATACGATGATTAATCAGACCCCCAATAGTCAGATGGACGGGTATCATTTTAAATATGCGTTGGCGGCTAACCTGTTACTCAATGGTAATAGTTTTGCGGAGATTTTGCCTAATCACACACTTAAATTTGTGCAAAACAACCAAATGACGGTTGAGCAAGATGACGTCAGTGGGGCGTTGACCTACACCTATGCCCCGATTGGCGGCAATAGTCGTCAGATCGCGCCTAACAACATTTTACATTTCAAATATTTTACCAAAGACGGCGTATCTGGAATCAGTCCTTTATATGCCCTCAAAGATGAGCGCCAAATTCAGTCGGCCGGCAATAAATTGCTAACCGGCTTTTTCACTGCTGGCGTGCACGGCACTACGGTTATTAAAGTCCATCAATCTGATTTAGGGCCGGAAGCTAAGGGCAATATTCGTAAGCAATTTGATGAAGCTAATACTGGTGATAATGCGGTCAACACGATTGTGACCGATGACACGATGGACATTAGCAACTTATCCTTAAATACCGATGTGTTAAAGCTGGTCAACTCGAATGACTGGACGACCCGACAAATTGCTAAAGCTTTTGGCTTACCGCCGGAGCGCTTAGGGGTTGAAAACGATCATTCTAACCAAGAACAAAGTGGCGTGCAATACCTGCAAGGCACGTTACAACATTACTTTGATAGCTTTACCAGCGAGCTGTCGTTCAAGTTTGGTCATGACTTTACGTTTAATACGGACAAGCTATTGAGCCTTGATCCGCAAACGCAACAAGCCCAAGCGGTGGCTGGTTTCACTGGCGGCGTTATGAGCCGTAATGAGGCGCGGGCCAAGATTGGCTTACCACCAACTGACGATGGCAATATTTTCCTAAACTTACAAAAGAATGGAGTGACTAATTCATGAAACAAGACCGACGGTTAACGATTGACGCCGAATTGCGAGCACAAACGCCGCAGTCAGAAACACCCGAAGACGGGCCAGCTGAAAATTCAGCAGACCCGCAACCTAAAGATTTCCAAACAAGCAAGGGTAAAACAATTAGTGGTTATGCAATTGTATGGAACTCACCAAGTAAAGACTTAGGCGGCTTCACTGAGGTTGTTACCCCCCAAGCACTTGATGGTGTCGATTTATCAAACGTTCTTATGCTTAATAACCACGACTATACCCAAGTGTTAGCCAGTGTCAAGGCGGGCACGTTAACGCTAGAAACGGACGATAAGGGGCTACATTTCATTGCGCAACTACCAAATACGTCTTTTGCTAATGATGTATACGAAGAAGTTCAAAGTGGGAACGTTGATTCCTGTTCATTTGGATTTGATAGTGACGACAACACCGATGAATGGGCTAAAGATGATGATGGCAATATCACCCGAACCATTAATCAAGTTAAGAGCTTGTTCGATGTTTCAGTGGTTGCTGTTCCCGCTTATGACGATACCAATGTTCAAGTTGATACCCGTAGCTATGAAAAATTTATTAACCAAGAAAAGGAGCCTGACAACATGGCAAAACAAACAATTATTGATCCCAATAACAATGACAATGGCAACGAAAACAAGACCGGTATTCCCGCCTTTGAACAATATGTACGGACGCACGGTGAAACCAGAGACGGCTTAAAGACGGACGGTGCCAGTGCCGTTATTCCCAAGGAACTGATTACCCCCGTTTTCCAATTAAAGCAATCTAAGTACAACCTTGCCCAATATGCAACGGTTAAGCAAGTTTCTAGTGGTTCCGGGACTTATCCAATTGCCACCAGCCAACAATCTGCGGTACTGGCTACTAAGGACGAACTAGCGGACATTGCCGACATTGACGCGAACATGTTTACGGAAGTGCCGTTTGATGTGAAGACCCGTGCTGGTAAGATTGCCTTATCTAATGAAGTGGTCGAAGACGCCGAAGTTGATATTGTCAGCGAAGTTAAAACCCAATTACAACAATTGGTTGATAACACGGACAACACGCAGATCATGGGACTGTTAACGGGTAGCAACTTTGCTAAAGCAACGGCCACCAGTATTGATGATCTTAAAAAGATTTTCAACGTGACGTTAGATCCCGCCTTGAGCAAGATGTGGCTAGTGAACCAATCCGGGTTTAATTACCTTGATACACTCAAGGACACCGAGGGCCGTTACTTATTACAGCCTAATCCAACGGCACCCAGTGGTTTCACCTTATTAGGGGCACCAGTTGTTATGATCAGTGACAAGTTACTGGCTAACAACGCGGACGGGACGTTCCCAATGATTGCGGGGGACTTATCACAAGCCGTGGCTGTTTTCCGGCGCAACCAAGTAACCGCCCAATGGGACAAATTCGACCAGTTCAGCCAAGGACTTTCCGTAATTGTGCGGAATGACTATGAAGTGATTGATAAGACCGCTGTAATCAACGTGGCATTAGGAACTGCGACTGCTGGTAAGTAATCGTACCCACTTTTGGGCACGGCTATACAAAGGGGTGTCTACTTTGGCACCCCCTATACATAAATTAAAACTAAGGGGGGGCACGATTCGTTCCCCCCCTAAAAAGGAGTGATTACATGGCTGTAACCGTTGATGATATTAAACTAAGCCTAAGGATTGATGTAACCGAAGATGATCCAATGATTCAAAGCTATTTAGACGCCGCCAAGGACTACGTGCAGACGGCCGTTAGCAAGAATGAAGATCTGACTGTCTATAAACAGTACGATTTTGCGGTGTCCTTGCTGACACAATTCTGGTATCAAAACAGAGTAACTGATATGACAAAGACACCGTATCAAGTTGTCAGTATGATTCAACAACTGCGTGGAAAAATTGAAGCTTAGGCTTGACATATGAAATGATTGGTACTAAAATTAATGTTTTAATTTGTCCTAATATTACTTTCCCGTAATAACGGCGATTATCATATCCTATAGTGAGAGGCTCTTCCCCCGAGCCTCTTTTTTATACATATATCTGGGATCAGAAAGTGTGATTCCGATGCGTCAAGATGTTAAGAAAATTCGTAATTTATTAAAGCAATATGCCAAACTAAAACGTGATTTGACGGCTTTTAATCAAGTTTCCAGCCCCTCATTCGATGGAGTGTCAAGCCATAGCAGCCGAAACGGCGCTGAAAGCCGCCTGATAAACCATGTTGACCTGTCTTACCAGCTAAAAGAAGTCGAAGACGCCCTAAATGCAATTGATGATCCACAATATCAATTTATTTTACATGATTACGTTATTGAGAAGCATTTCACCCGCAATGAAGCTTGTAACCAATTATCGGTTAGTGTTAGCAAGTTTAATTATATGAAGAATGAAGCATTACACGCTTTTGCAAAATTTTACAGTGATCTAACGGTTTGAATGCTACTATAGCCAAACTTCAACAATTTTACTGTATAATTAATAATGTGCAGTTAAATATTTACTGGAGTGTCCTTGTAAATGAGTTATTTCATTAAAAAATGGTTGTTCGAAGTTACTGTAAATATTACATTGTTGATTGTTCCGGCATATTTGATAACGTGTAGCATATTACAATATGGCCGCATGGCTTTCAGCTTGTCTACGCCGGTGACTGTTTATGGGCTAAATTTATTAGCGTTTAACTTTATGATTCTGTCAGTATTTGACTTTATTCAGTGGCCGTTTGATTATCATGAACCTAAAACTATAAGAAAGGTTATTTTTGTGATACACATTACTATTGCAGTCATTGCCTTGATAATAAGCGTTAGACTAATGGCCTAACGAAAAAAACTGCTAACCAAAGTTGGCTAACAGTCACTGCCCCGCGCAAGTATTAAGTCACTGGAAACAGTGGCTTTTTTGTTATATTTTTGGCTGTCCTTTTGGCTGACTTTTAGTGAAAAGAGATGACAATTAATGATAAACTAAAGTAATAAAAAAGCTGCAATCACGGTGTTTTTGACAACCAATGATAACAGCTGATAACGAATATTGGGTATACTGGGCTCGAACCAGTAAATTACGGATTCAGAGTCCGCTGCCTTACCAATTTGGCGAATACCCAATAACAACTATTTAATAGTAACTTTTCCAGCAAATACTGTCAAGACTTTGCTGAAACTTTGTGTCTATTTTTTGCATTTTTGCTTGAATATCGTATCAGTTGGTGGCTAAACTAGTTAAATGGAAGGTGAGTGTATGTCGAAGTCAGAATTAGATCATTTATTCGATCATCTGCGACAACAATTGATCGTATGGGCGGTCACGGCCATCGGATTAGCAGTTATGCGCAGCTTTTTGTTACCCCAATTATTGACTTTCGTTTTTTGGTGTAGTGTGGCCTACTGTTTGCTCTTATTCGTTGGTTTAGTTGTTGTGACGATTTTTAGGTGGCAAAAATCTTAATTATATTTGACAAGCCGCTTATCATTCGGTAAAATAATAAATGAATTTGTGCCCGCTGGTCAAATTGGTTAAGACGTCGCCCTCTCAAGGCGGAGTTACGGGTTCGATCCCCGTGCGGGTGATAAGGCGACAAATATAGAGAAACGACAAAGCACCAAAACGCTGATATAAAGGCGTTTTGGTGCTTTTGTTTTACACTCGAAAACCACTCAAACACGATATGTTCTTCCACGATTCTTCCAAAAACGAAAAAAGTAGCCAAAATATAGTAGTTTTTGGAAGAAAAATTAACAAATGATTTTGTAATCCCTTGCGGCACAAGGACTACAGCAATCACAAAATTATCATTTTTTAAAATCCTTCGTCCATTAGCTCGGTAGCCTTCTTATCTGACACGCCGTTTTCGTCTTCAATAAGATGGACGTAGGTGTTAACGGTCGTTTCTAGTTTTTGATGTCGAAGGCGATGTTGAACATAGGGAAGGGACTCATGATTTAAGATAAGAATCGAAGCGTGTGTATGCCTCATGGCGTGTGTTGTAACTTTATTGATATTTAGACGGTTACAAATACGTCCTAGCTCTTCGTTTGCATTCCCATTGCCCACGATTTTTCCTAGTTTAGACCAAAATACGAGGTTCTTAGGATTCTTCATTTCGTGCAATTCTAAATAATCTTTCTGCGTGCTACGATAGCTCCTCATAAAACGACAGTAGGCTGGTCCTATGGTTATATCTCCATCGGCCTGCCCATTTCCCTTAGTTGGACGAAAAGTTTGTCTACGGGCGTCCCACTGCTGTTTAATGTGAACTATTCCATTATTCAAATCCAAATTATCCCACGTCAGACCAGCAGCTTCCTCGAACCTGGTTCCAGTTTCTAATTGGAACAGCATCATCAGCATAGTCATGTGGTCATAGTCAGCTGTTTTAATGAGATATTTACGTAGCTTCTTATAATCGGACAACGTCAAATACTTTTCCTCTACGGGCTTAGGAGAGCGTCCAGTGACGTGTGCCTTGTAAGCAAAGTCTCGTTTTAGAATACCATCAGCTACGGCGTCCTTGATTGCGGTGTGTACTTGTTGATGAAGCTTGTGAGATGTGGCAATTCCATGACTGCGACCAAATTCATTCAGGAACTTCTGGTAATCTGGACGTTTAATTGCGCTCATAGGTCGATCTTTAAAATATGCAGAGATGTGACGCCAGTTGCCCATATATAGCTCGTGAGTATGACGCGATACACCGTCAGTTTTGTAAATTCTGATCCAATCAAGAAAGTAGTGCTTTAGGCTCTCGGTGCTACGTGATAGGTCAGCACCTTCCAGCAGAGCATTTTTAGTTTTAGTTTCCCACTCAACAGCGTCAGTTTTGCGCTTTTCTAAATGAGTAACCGACTTATAGTTACCGTCATCATCTTTATAAGAGACACGGGCTTGCCATTTACCATTATTAAGTTTGGTTACTGACATGTTTTATTCCTCCCAACTGGAAATAACAATAGGTTGACATTCCCAAACATATGTTCTTTTTAACTCAAAATATATACCCCAATTGGGGTATTAAGCGAGTGACGGGAATCGGACCCGCGACTACAGCTTGGAAGGCTGTCGTTTTACCACTAAACTACACTCGCGTGAAATGGACCTTGTTGGGCTCGAACCAACGACCGGACGGTTATGAGCCGTCTGCTCGAACCAACTGAACTACAGGTCCGCTACTGTTTATTGTTATTGGATGGTTCAAATAACCTATCTACATTGGATAGTGATAAGAGTTGATGTTTCTTTTGAGTATCTTCATCTATACCAGAAGATACAAGTTTTTCTTTCAAAATTCCAATTATCATTTGACAATTTGTTTCATTAACTTCTTTGATTAATTTATTTAAAACTTCACCCTCGATATTCTCTAATATGTCATGAACTATAAAATTAGGTACATTTTTGTTAATTCTATTAGCAAACTTTTGATAAGCAATATCATAACAGATAATCATTGTTTTTAAGGTACCAGTACTTGTCCCTTCATCCAAATCTTCTATAGAAAGCGGGAACGTCCCCAAATCTTCATGATATACCATTACAGGTGAACCACCGGATATGGATTTTTCGAGTGGCCCAAAAAAATCATTGAATAACTTTAATTGCTCCTGATAGTTACTTCTAAAGTTTGCACTTTTTTGTTTAACTTTCTCAATTTCCTGTTCTAAACTCTTTCTTTTAGATGAAAAATCAGTTAACGTTTTTTTCTGTTCTTCCAATCTATCATATTTTTTTCTACAATCAATTAATTTTTTGTTTAAATGATCATATTGAGAAATATCATCATTTTTTATTAAACCGATCCAATTTGTGTTATCAAGTAAAAATTGTTTTTGCTCTTCTTTTTTCGTCTTAAGTTGCTTTTCTAGTTCCTCTTTGATGCCATTGAGATAACTTCTTCTGTTACTGCTCAATGCTTTATTAAACTTAATTAAATCCTCATATGTTCTTTGAACTTGAGGCATGTTGGGCTGGATTTCGTTAAATAACTTTTTTACCAGTCCATCATTAATACTCCAACTGTCTTTGATTTCAATTTGGCTCAAGTCATCTTTCGTGATACTAATTCTGTATTCTAAATCAGAAATTTCATTATTTTTATCGATATATTCCTGTCGCCGTTTTGAGATATATTTTCTTTGCTTTAAAAAATCTGTGCCTCGAGTAATAGCATTAATTTGCATTTGGATTTTTTGGCAATCATTTTCAGTAGCAAGGAGCAACTGATCAATGACTTCCTCAGAGTAGTCATTATTACCAAAAGATCGATATTGTTTTTCCCCTTTTTTTACCTGATTTAAATCTTGTTTTAAGCTCTCTAATCTGCCACTATCATCCATAGAAGTTATATTAAAAAGATAATTATATATATCTCTGTACTGTAAATTCGAAGTGGTTGAGTGTAAATTCTTTAAAAAGTCATAGCTGTCCTTCTTGGCAGATACACGAACAAACGATGGAATAAGACTTCTGAATGTGGGATTATTCTCATTGTTTTTAAAAAAGATTTCATTTAATTTATTGTTATATTTTCTAACACTTGTTTTCTCGCCATTTATATACTTATATCCACCACTGAATAACTCAACTTTTAATTGTGTTTCATCCTTTGAATTTCTGAAAGAGGGGGCAACACTTAATATCACCGATATCTTGTCTTCATTCACTAATTTTTCTAATCTACCATTCTTAGCGCCAGTTTCTGAATCAATATAAATATATTTTTTGTCCCTAGATCCAAGCGCTATATCTATTAATTTAAGAGCAGTTGTTTTTCCAACGTGATTATGCTTACTAGAATCTTCTTCATCAACTACAAAATTTACTCCTTCCTTAAAATGCATAGTTCTGATAACTTGAATATCATTTTTAATTATTTTCATTTTTTTGAGAAACATATATTTTTCCCTCCTTATCAATATTTATTTTATTTACTAAAAACAGAAAATCTAATGCCAGCATGTAAGAGGTTGAATTTAATTGTTGTTTATCATAAAACTTATTTATTATGACCTTATACAAACTAGAAAAATCTATTCCCTCACAAGAGTTGTTTATCACATCATTAATCAGAGCAGCGATATGATATATTGTATTTTCAGGTCTCGTTGCTTTATTTACTAATAACATCATCATCACTCCTGGGCTAACGGATTAAGTAATACTTGACAATTTTCTATTCCATATTCTAGAAAAGCATATGCAAAAATTTCTATCTCTTCATCACTAACGTCGTTTTCAACATTCAATCTGCAATCTTGACTTACAATATCGAAGATACAAGAAAACATATTTTCTAAAACATTATCCCCATCTAGAGGGATTTTTTCCTTTTTTTCATCTCTTGTTGCAAACTGTATATATATATCTTTTAATCTTCCCAAAACTTTACTACTGTCAGGAAATCTGTCATCAAGTACAATTTTAAGCTCATCAGCTTCGTGAATATGATTGGCAAGAAATTCTTTAAATGAAAAACTTTTATTAAATTCCAGCTTAGTATTAACCTTTGCGGGCAAAGATGTTATATCAACGTCCGCCACTGCCCCGTCACATTTCAAAAAAGCACACAAGCAATCAAAAATTTTGTTTTTATTTAATGGTCCACGTTCAATAATATTTGTTGTTTGATTAATATCTCTTCCGGCGCGATTATGATTTTGCTGATTTCCAGGCATAATAAATCCTTCTTTAATCTTCATTTCTTATTATTTTGATTAATATCTCTTCCGGCATGATTATGATTTTGCTGATTGTTAATCATATTTTTCGCAGTCGTGCTAGTAATAGCAGCGTATATACTAATGATAGACGCCACTATTCCCAGGACTGTATTTAAAATCTCCATTGTATCACCTTTTTCTGTCTTGTAAATACTAGTGCTCTTCATAAAACTAGTTTACATCTAATTATGCAGATCGTATGTTCTTTTTGACTTGTCAAATTGTCAAATTAAGTACCATACCTGTTGATATAAAAACCTCATAAGGCGTTTTCCAGTTTAAACATTGACGAGGACGAGTATTGATTTTTTTGTGCAATGGACCTTGTTGGACTCGAACCAACGACCGGACGGTTATGAGCCGTCTGCTCTAACCAACTGAGCTAAAGGTCCGAAATCTTTGCAAATAGGTGCTATTCTTTTCACTTATTTGCAAAGTGAGAAAACTAATAATCCATTCTGGTAATTTCTGGTTCTGAAGTTAGATAGTCACTGACGTGTGCTAGAAATTTCTGGAAATGAGGGGTGTCATTATGAAAATCCACGGCTTCTTGATCTTTCCAGTGTTCAATAATTTCGTAATCATTATCACTATCTAACTTTTTGAAATGTCCATAGAATTCATTACCAGCTTCTTGTGCTGAATTAATAACAAGTTCATGAATGAAATCTTCATATTCTTTTTTGAGCTCTGGTTTAACATGCAATGCGACGTTGATAATCTTCATTTGGAATTCTTCCTTTGACATTTAGTTGTATTATTCATCATCTGAGTCTTCGATGAGCTCTATCCAAATGGTTAATGGTTCTGGGTTGAACTCTGGCCACTTCTTCATAATCTCGTAAGCTCTACTCAAAACATGACTTTCGTTTCCTTCTTCTAAGTCTTTAAAAACACTTAAAGCGACGTGGTTATTAGATAGATCGTCCATTAAAATATTTGTTTTATGTTTCCATTCGGTAACTAATTTTTGGTAATTTACTAAACGTCTTGCATGCTGAATAGCATAGTCTACACCATTTTCGTGAACTCTTTTAATAAAATCTTCGTACTCTTTGAAGACGGCAGACTGTGCTTGTTTCCAATCATTAGTAGATAAATCTTCTGATTTTTTCATAAATGGCACCTGATTTCTTACTGTAATTATCTTTTCTGTTGCTTTAATAATGATACAATTTCTGAAAGATATTTTTCCTCAGCTGTTGGAATAGGATCGGCTTTGACATCCTCTTTTTTAGGCATAATTTTATTAATCATTTTGACTAGTAAAAATACCACAAATGCAATAATCAAAAAATTAATGACAGAATTAATAAAGGAACCGTATTTAAAAGTAGCATTGCCAACTTTTAAAACAAGGCTAGAGAAATCAACTTGTCCTAAAAAAACACCTATTAGTGGATTTATTAAATTATTAACCAATGATTTAACGATAGCAGTAAATGCAGCCCCAATAATAACGCCGACTGCTAAATCCATTACATTACCACGTGAGATAAATTCTTTGAATTCTTGAATCAATTAAATATCCTCCTGAAAATATACTCTAGCTTTTAATGACATCCTGACTGGTCAATGTGAGTGGCAGGAGTTGAACCCGCATGGCAATAAGAAATAAGGGAAGGGTATCCCATAAGAAGTTGCCGTTCTGCCGTTGAACTACACCCACGTTTGTAATCAATTAGTGATGAAGCTTTTTATAGAGAAAATATGCAACTAATGCTGATATAATCGCCACAAATAATAGCTCAGTGCTCCACTTAATAGAGGACAGGCTTTTTAAAAAATAAGTTAAAGAATTGAACATTGGTGATTCTCCTGTGTTTGATTGAGTTAAGAATCTCTATGCGAGCGGCAGGAGTCGAACCTGCATTGGAAGGTAGGCTATATTTGAATTAAAGGAACCATTCTACCGTTGAACTACGCTCGCGTAAAGTCAGCTAGGGCTGACTATCATTTACTGAGTTCATAATTATTTTTGCAATAGCCGTGTTTTCAAATCATCTTTTATTTCTGTCAGCATACGGTCATATTCTTCTGTTGAATATGAATCTTTTTTTAGATATAACATGGATTCTGAGTCCATAAATGTCTGTATATCTTTCTTCATCGTGGCAATTAGCTCGTATTTTGAAATTTCATTATCCATAGCATTAAGCCTTCTTTCTGGTTAAAGCGAGCGGCAGGAGTCGAACCTACATCTGAAAGTATCTAGTTAGCAATTCAAAGGAGTACTGTTCTACCGTTGAACTACGCTCGCGTGAAAGCCCGGTGAGGGGCCAATTTGTGATTTAGATCAATTTGCGTGCAGTATCGCCTTTTTGAATAGGGGCATCACTTTTCTCTAGCGGTTCCATTTCAGATGGATCTATATTGGCTCGCTTGTAATGAGCTGGAACGTCGGTGCGCATAGAACCAGTTACGAACGGAGCAAAAGTGCTAGACTTCATCATTTGCTGAATTGATGTTTCTTTATTAGATGTCGAGTTTACAAAACGTGTTTTTAGAATTGAGAAAGTATCGTGAACATCAGTGACAGTTAATATTTCTTTTTGGGCTCCGTAATAACCAATTACGTTATCATCCATATCCTTAATAGGATTGGATTTTGCATCTAACACTTGAAATTTATCTCCATTTTTTACTCCATCGTTGCTGCCAGCGTCAACAATGAATTCAGTATCTGATATAATTCTAATAATCTTAAAATCATGACTGTCCATCTTTATTTTCCTCCGTAGCTTCTATGGCATCAATTTCTTTGCGTGCTTTTAGTTTATGCTGTATCACCGTATCACCAGCATTAATTAATTCTTTATCTATTCCAGGTATATCTCGCATTTCATTTAAAATTGTGATTGGCTTTGTATCAGGTGCGTTTAGATCAATTGATCGACTCATGTAATATGAGAATGTTTTGTTCTTATTCTGTAACGATTGTTCTAACAAGCTTTGAGTGTTCGCGTAGGTTTGATTTTCCTCTTTGGAACTGTTGTATAATTGGGTTAAGTTGTTACTTGTCTTATTAAGATCTTTGTTATCTTGTTTAAGCTTTTTTATCTGTTTTTTTTGTTTAGCGATAATCTTTTTCGATTTTTCAACTTTAAGAGAATATTGTAAAATTAAATTTAATATAAAAAGTAATATGCATGCTACTATAATTAAATAGAACAAATTCGTTTGTAAACTCACAGGCCACTTTAAAAAATCAGCCGTATATTTCAAAGCAGTTAACAGAGCAACAACTAAAGTAATTTTGATGCTGTTAGGAGGCATATGACAATGTTCAAAAAATCCCAAGATCCAATCGACTCCTTTATCGATTCATTGAGTTACTGGCAAGAATTGAATTTATTAACAGTCCTGATAAAGAGCCAGCATCCAGAATTATCATTATCGGAAGCTAAACGTGAAGCAGTACTTGCAGATGACGATGAATTACGTTCAGAGCTTGATGAAGCCTTGAACAGTCCAATTTAAACCAGTAGGATGCACTCGCGTTAAAGCCCAACTAAGGGCCAATCATTCACAGTTAATCTTTTTTGAGATTTGTGTATGATATAACCCAAGAACCCACAGATGAGCTAGCCTTCTTAACTTTTACCGTAACTGTTTCACCTTTATTCACCTTAGGATTTTCATAACTTACGAAATTCAAGTGCTTGCCAGTTTCAAGGTTATAACCAAATGCGCTATTTGGAACAACTTTATTGACCTTGAATTGAACGGTTTTTCCCTCAATATCTTTATTAGCATTTAATGCTGATTCTGCTGTTGAAGCAGTATAATCAGGCTTTTTGTTTCCACAACCAGCCAGTGTGAAAATTATAGCTATAATGGCTACAAAACCAATGCTCATCTTTTTCATAACAAATTCTCCAGTCTTTACATGGTTTATTACGGTTAGAATCAAGCCAATATTTTAATTTACAGAATATGTTTTTGTCCCAATAGTTTGGAAATTGGCATTATTGAATTTGACCGTTACATCATTTTTGTTCTCTAACTTGAACATAACCGCCGCCTGCGTTGTTTTCCCTGGCAACAATTTATCATTTAGGCCATCTTCGTATTTTTGTATTGGATTATTACCGTTATCGTCATATTTGGGTGTGCCGGGCAAAAGTTGTTTGTTTGCTGTATCTGTTTTTTGATAAGCATTTACTACAGTATAGATATTTGAAGGATCCTGTTCCTTTTTAGAGTTGTTAGTAACGTCACAATAGAGAACTAAAATTTTAGTTCCGTCTTCGCTGCCATCACGGATTTCCGATTTCGTAAATTTATAAGTTTCAATTCCGGCTGAGAAAACATTATCTTTAAACGTCCATTTGTCATTTGACGGATCAGTCGATTTTGTTGATGAAACTTTTTCTGCCTTGGAGCTATTAACGGAATTAGTTTTAGAACTATTATTATTTCCGCATGCGGTGAGCGACAATGCGGTCATTCCAGCTAGTAATAAAACACTGTATTTTTTCATTGATGTTTCCTCCAAATTAATATTTCCCCAAATAGAAATCCCCATGATGATTAAATTCTAACCCCCTAGCTTTTAATGACATCCTGACTGGTCAATGTGAGTGGCAGGAGTTGAACCCGCATGGCAATAAGAAATAAAGGAAGGGTATCCCATAAGAAGTTGCCGTTCTGCCGTTGAACTACACTCGCGTGAAAGCCCGGTGAGGGGCTTGGAATTGTTATGGTCTTGCGTATTGGTTTCCACGACTAGCTTGCTGTGCACCATCTGCTTGAGCAGAACTTTGACTAATATATTGATAATTACCTGGATTAGTCACTTGGCTATAATATTTGTTTGAATTGGATACAAATACCATGCCGGAAGCGGCCACTGTCCATGAGCCATTAGTAGTGTATGCGGAATTCTGTTTTGTTGAGACAGAACTGGAGCTATTAGTCGTACTAGTTTCTGAATGTTTTTTAGGTGCTTCAGAAACGTATTTTTTGCTTGATTCAGAGCGACTAGAAGATTGATAAGCTTTGGCATCATTGCTACCATTATTGTAATTAATTTTAATGCCTTCAACCGAGTTAATTACAACCACTTCTTTGTTTAGCTGGTTATCTGAAGATTTAATGTCTACCAGCGAACCACGAGGAATTCGTTCATTTCCTTTATAGAGTGGAGTTGTTTCGTAGGAAACAGTATTCTTAGAGTTAGAATGCGTATTCCAGTAGTTTTCAACCAACTCTTCAGCATAGCGCATACCACCTTCTTGATTTGCACCAACATTTTGAGGCCTTGTGCCGGTTGTAAAATTATATTCCGATGTATATGATCCCGAGCCCAAAAGACTATCTGCAATTGAATGGCTTCTATTGTAAAGAAAACCGTGGTAAACACGATCTGTTAATCCATAATGAATAGCCACTTTAGGGTTGGTGCTTGGCCATGAAGGTGGATCTAAGGGCGTTCCTTGTCGACTACCTTTAGAAGCTTGGTACTCAGCATAGGTAAGCATAGCTTTGGCTACTGATGAGCGGCCTTGATTATCAGCTGAAAAAGCATATTTACCAGCTTTCATACTATCAAAGTTAGTAAGCTTGGCCTTGCCATTGTCCCAATAATAGTTTTGCGTTGGTCCGGCAGACTCTTTGTCTGTATATGAAACTAACTTAGTTAGAACTTGAGTGCTATTGTTAGTCGCCGTTTTAGCAGTGGATGAGCTTTCAGAACTAGCTTTAACTTTGCTTTCAGATAAAGAGGTTGCTTTTTTTCTTTTAGCAGCGACTAGGCTGCTTGAGTTTGAACTTAATTCGCTTGATTTGTTAGTGCTATTTCCACAAGAAGCTAGTGCTAGTGATGCCAATATAACTGCACCGATGGTTAATCTTTTTTTCAATTGAAACTCCTCCAAATTAACATTTATCCAAATAAATTCCCTATGATGATTAAATTCTAACCCTTAGCTTTTAATGACATCCTGACTGGTCAATGCGAGCGGCAGGAGTCGAACCTGCATCTGCATAGTATCTAGTCAGCAACTCAAAGGAGTACCGTTCTACCGTTGAACTACGCTCGCGTGAAAGCCCTGAATAGGGCTTTGTGAACATTATTTTGGTAAATGGTCAATGGCGTATTGCGCTTGAGACTGAGTAAACTGCTCACCAGCTGATGATGTTAATTGGTCAAGTATTGCACTACGTGACATGGACATTTCACTTTGGTAATCTTTAGCTTTTGCTAGAGCGTTAGCATTCCAATCAATATTAGTTAAGTGGTTAATAGCATATTGAGCAGATTCCGTAGTAAAGCCTTCACCGGAATCTGAAGTAAGCTGCTCGTATACGCCTTGTTTTGACATATTCATTTCGGTTGCATAATCCTGAGCTTTTTCTAAAGCAGCTTTATCCTCTGAGCTGACTTTACTGGAGCTAGTTGAGCTGTTGCTGGAAGATAACGATTCAGAATCATCATTTTTATCAATATTAGATGATGAGCTAGTCTCTTTGGAACTTGAAGAACTTGCTTTTTTAGAATCTTTTTTGGAGTCATCCAGACTATTCTGATAATCTGCTTGGGCCTTAGTCAAGGTTAACGTATATGGTTTTGTTTTCTTAATTTGTTTACGTACATGGGCAGGGATAGTATCCGTTTCTTTTTTTTCATAATTTTCTAGGGCAACAATATAGACAGTTACTGTATCTCCTGCATGTCGTTTGCTTGCATTAAAGGCTTGTAATGGTTCAATGTATGCTGAAAAATTACCGTCTTTGACCTTAGCCCACTTAATATCATCAGATGTTGAAATCGGCATGTCAGTTATTGCATCACTAGAATTATCTATTATGACAGCTGCAATTTTTGAGTTATTTGGGGCTTTCGTTTTTCCTTTAATAAGCCAATCTGTGTTGTGTACAATTGCTTTTGAAACAGTGACTTTCAAATCCTGAGTGCTATAAACTTTTGTGTTCTGGCTATCTGATGTGCTAGTTGTTTTGCCAGCGTTATTTGTGGCATTGGAATTGTCTTTGCCACCCAATGATCCGCCGACTATAAAAATGACGATTACCGCTAAAACCCAAAACCAGACTCGTTTGTAAAAAGGTTTCTTTGCCTTATATGATCTGTGGTATTCTTCAGCATTATCTTTTGACATTTAATTATCCTCCAAAATAGTGCTTTTCATTACTGTTGTGGTCGGCTGAAGTTCTTTAATGCAGCTAAATATAAAGAACCGCCAATAATTGCGATAATTCCGCCAATCCAACCTAAGAATGGAATAAGTGCGATTGCGCCGCCGACAATTAGTAAAACACCTGGTGCAGTATTTACTCTTGAATCGCCTTTATAATAAATTGATGCAATGATGCCTAGTGCTAAAATGGCAATTTTCAAAATGTTTAATAAAGCCACTGTACCTGATGTGCTTGTTGCAGATCCAGTTGCTGCGTCGTTTAGGGCGCCACCAGCGACAAACCAGCCCCCGAATAATAAGATGATTCCACCAACTAATCCCACGATTCCGTTGGTAAGTGCTAAATTCTTTGTCTTCATGCTGAAGTTCCTCCTCTTTTAACAGCTTTTAATGTCGATCAGCTTATTGGACATATTTTTTTAGTTTTTCCCTTAATCATCTATATCCGATGGTACTCCGTATTGATGGGCCAGTTCTCTGTATGAATAGGGAATATGGCCATTCTCCTCAATAAACAACATTCCCATCAATCCAACTGAAAATTCATCAGCTTCACGTTCAAACTTAGAATGTCCATGTTTAACGGAAGTGTAGTACCCAATCAGCCCCTCATGGAATATAACGTGTCCTAGTTCGTGACCGAGTATGAAATACTGTGTAGGCGTGTGTTTAATAGAATTATTGAGTAGTATGATAGGCTCTTGGTTGTCATAAGCATTTTTACCCAGAGGCATTGCCCCAAAATCACACCATTCCACTTGTATGTTAAGCTTTTCCGCAATTAAAAATGGGTCCGCTGTGTGATAACGATTGACAATAGTTTTAACGATATCTTTTACTCTATCCATAAGTAAAACTCCTAATCATGCTTGTGGCGTTTCCAGAATATTGTTGCCATAGCCACACGCACTTGTTGTTTTTCTTCTTCAGTAAGATCTTCACCCCCATAGGTCATTGAGCCTTCATTCGCTTCAAGAAAATCCTTCAGGTCAATGGTATCTTTCTTGGTTGCCCATTTGGGGGTCTTGTTATTACCTAAAAGATAGTCCGTGGTTACACCATAAATATCTGAAATTTTTGTCAACATTTGAAGATCAGGTTCACGTGTACCATATTCATAATTTGCGTAGGTTCCGAGGTTGGATATGCCAAGCTTTTTTGCAACATAAGTTTTAGTCCACCCTTTTTGTTCACGTAAATTAGTAAGCTTATTGCTTAATTCAGACATTTATTTCACCTCTTTGAGTAGATTATATAATAGTTAAACATAATATTTAGGAAAATAAACAAAAAGTGTAGAAAAGTGTTGACTTACACTAAATGTGTAGTATTATAAAGACTGTAAGTTAAACATAAAGTGTAACGAGGTGATATTAATGAATGTTCCAGTTGTAAAAAAAGACGCTAATTTAGTTCTCAGAGATATTCGGAAGAAGAAACATTTAACTCTCGCAGAATTAGGGCATTCCATGAATTTGCGTTCAGGACAGGCTTTGGCAAACATTGAATATGGGACTAACAAATTGACTTTGGAAAAAGCTTTTTTAGCAGCTAATGCTTTAGGAGTTAGTGTTAACGTTTTTTTACAAGCAAAAGTTAAACAATATGAATAGGATTGGAGATACCAAAATGAAGCCAATAACAAGAGATGTTTTAATCAATGCATTAGCAAAGGTTAAGCCAGAAACACCAAGAGTAATGTTTGAGGCACTAAGCGATAAAGCACTAGATGCTGAATTTCGGGCGGTAACGGCCGAGTATAACGAGCAAGCTAGCCAACTTATGTCAGTTTCATATTAGGAGGTGCGAACATGTCAGATACGATATTGATTCGGCATGAGGCTCCAAAGGGTTTCCAATTCATTAGCGAAGAAGAATACGAGAGATTCCAAGCCTGGAAGCAAGCACAACGTGGTATTCGTACTTGGAAGCTTAAAGATCTGGCTAAGTATAAATACGGAACCAAGTCAACCGAACGAGCTTCGCGATACTTAATCAAGCATCGCCATGATTTGGACGTTGAACAGGGTGGCTTCATTGATTATGTGAATACCCATAACGGCTGGCAGATTCCAGCAGCTGAGATGATGGATTATCTATTAAGCCATCCCGACTAACTAAATTATAAGTGAATTACACGGAAAGGCCATATAAAGCCCTTTCCAAAATACAGAGGTGTAGGTATGAAAAACAAATTCTCAGAGCAATTGTCATTAGCGTTGGACAGGCATAAAGAATCAACACAGCAGCAAGTTGCCGACGGGACGCATATTTCTCCCGGGCAGTTGTCACGATTAAAAAACGGGTCAAGGAACACTGATCCACAAATTCGGAAGTCGTTAGCAAACAAAATTAACGATTTTTGGCTTAAATATTCTGGTGCGCGAGAGAATTTTGGAGTGCTTTCATTCCAAAATGATCATCGGTTACAAGGCGATATGTTTTCAGCCCTGATGAAGCAGAGAGAGGAGCAAAGTCAGCGAGAGAAGCTTGAGACGGAGTTCGAAGAAGCTATTGCAGTCAAGCCGAGAGACCGAACACCAGCACAGCAATTAGTTATTGAACGCTACCCACGTGAATACGCGGAAGAGATCAGCGCAGAGATAACTGATTTAGCTAAGAAAGCTGAGTATGCCGGTATCCCAATGGATAAATTGCAGGAAGTAATCGATAAAGTCAATCAAGAAAATGGCTAGGAGGAAATAGCAATGATTGAAGGAGCATTAGTAGGCTGCGCGTTAACTGCATTATGGTTCAAGCGTCATGAAGTTGCTAGTTGGTTTGGAATTTAAGGAGATGAAGACGATGAAATTTACATTCCGGATCGGAAACGTGCTTTACAAACAGATCACAATTGAAGAATTGAATAATCTTTTTAACACGTTTAAGGAGGTTGAACGAATTGGAAGTACGCAAAGTATCGCCAAAGCCTAAATTTGAGTACGAAAAAAGCTGCTCGAGTATTGGTAGTACCCGTGCAGCTAAGACGCTTAATAAATTTATTTTCGAGTTCTATTGTACTCCGAAACAGTCACTAAGACAACGTTTAGCGCGGAGGTGGGCGAAATGAACGGCTACGATAGCTGGCTGGTTGACCAAGAAGAAGCTGCAGAAGGTTGGCGTGATGATGTGGCTACTGAGGAAGAGCTGATTGAAAGTGGCGTCATTGCTGATTATTAAATAGGAGGATTTCAATCATGGATGCAATGTTAAAAGAAGAACTTAGAACGGTGACAGAACGTGAAAACGAAGGCTTCAAAATTGACTCATTGGAGAAAGCTGACTGGGCGTTAAAGAAGCTCAAGGCTATCCAAGCGCATGATGATGAAATTGGCCAAGTTGCGAAGAACAATATTGACCAGGCAATTGCATGGCGCGACCGGGAGCTTGATAAGAACCAAGCCAACCGCGAGTACTTCGAAGGGCTACTGACCGACTATTTACGTGATCAACGGTTAGTCGATAAGAAATTCAAAATCGATACCCCTAATGGCCGTGTATCAACTCGTAAGAACCCGGCTGGGTTGGCGTATGACGAAAAGATGGTTTTAAACTCACTTCGTAATCAGGGCATGAGCCAATATATCAAGGTCAAGGAATCTATTGATAAAGTCGATTTAAAAAAAGCTGGTCGCATGGTTGGTGACAAGTTTGTCATGGAAGATGGCGAGATTATCGCTGGTATTACTGAAAAACCGGCAACTGAGAAGGTCACGTTTAAATACTAGGAGGAACCGATATGAGTGAAGCAATCGCAAAAGCAGAAAATCAAACGAACAGTCTATCCCTAATCATGGGTACTGATCAAAACAAGATGGCTAGCGAACTACAGGCTATCTCTAATTTCCAAACTATGGTTCAACATCAACTAAAAGATGGTCAAGATTTTGGGGTCGTCCCTGGTACACAGAAGCCGACGCTCCTTAAACCGGGTGCCGAAAAAATTCAAATGTTGATGGGCGTGACCAGCGAATACAACGTTATCGATAAAGTTGAGGACTACGATTCGGGTTATTTCGACTACACCGTCAAGTGCGTGCTATACAAGAGCGGTATGCAGTTAACTGAGGGATTAGGGTCGGCAAATACAAAAGAGAGTAAGTACGTTTCTCGTGATGGCTTTTCAATGAAAAACACGGTATTGAAGATGGCAAAAAAGCGAGCTCAAGTTGATGCCACACTGACCATCGCTAGTTTATCAAATGTCTTCACGCAAGATGTCGAAGATATGCAGAACTTTAACCAACGTGAGAATAACGAAACCATGACTTATGATGAAGCCTTTAATTTGAAACTTAATTTTGGCAAAAACAAAGGCAAGAGCATGGGAGATGTCATGAATGAGAATCGTGGCTATATTGAATGGATAGCTGAGAATGCACAAAAACCTGAATTTAAGACTGCTGCTAAATTATTACTAGCTGGCAAGCAACAGCCTGTAGCAGACGATAAAGCGAATGAAGATTTTGATCCTACCACCATCATTGCTAGTTCAAAGCAGACAAGTGAGATTGCTAACCTTGCCGGTGAGCTGGCTGCCAAAACCAAGAATGGTACACCGTTATCAGTGACTAATGAGGTTATTCAACAAATTGTCCCTGATTGGAAAGGAACTGACGACGATTGGAAGAACCTAACAATAGCACAAGCAGAGGATGCTAAGAGTCAGCTACAAGGATTGCTAGCAGCATTTGATAAGAAATAAACATTCGAATTGGCTTGAATGCAGCAGTGACTGAATCCACCGAGTGGGTGTGAGGCCCATTAATAAGGACAGGAGGTGCGAGATGGCCCGTCCAATAAAAAAAGGAATCAACTATTTCAATTTAGACGTTACTTTTTTTCACGACATTAAAATTCGTAAGATCCGTAATGCCCGCGGTAATCAATCAATCGCGATACTAATCTACCTGCTCTGTAATATCTATGAGGACGAAGGGTATTACATGCGGTGGGATGAAGATATACGGTTCTTAGTGGCTGATGACCTTGGTGCTAAGGAAAGTGCAGTACAAGATGTGGTTGATAAAGCTAGTGCAGTTGGATTTTTTGATAATGAACTATTTAAACAATATCATGTGCTGACCTCGAAACGGATTCAGGAGAATTATCAATTAGCAGCTAAGCAGAAAAAGGATCACTCGATTGATCCAAGATATCAACTGCCAAAAGTTTCCAATGTTGATAATGCAGTTTTCAAAGATGTTAACCCAGTTTCCAGTCATGATAACCCAGTTTCCAAGTCTGAAAGTACACATAACAGATCAGACCAGAGTAAATCAGATAATAACAAAACAAATAAAACCAAACCGCGTGATCTTCGTGACCGTATCCAGCAAGAGTTTACCGAACAAGTTTGGTCAATCTACCCCAAGAAGCGTGACTTTCAAAGGGCCTATGATGCTTATTATGCAGCTAAGGTTGAAGGGGCTAGCTTAGAGACAATTGTTGCCAAGATTAACGAGTATAAGGCTTATTTAAAGCTACATGGCACAGGTGAGTATTACACGAAAAGCTTAGAAAACTGGCTGGGTGGTCGAGGCTGGATGGACGAATACGATATGACACCGCCTAAGCCAAAGGGTAAGGCATTAAACGGTCGTAAGGAAATTACGCCAAAGTGGATGCAAGACGGCGCTTCTCAGGCGGATTCTAAGCCAAATTCAAGTGATAACCAGCAGGACGATATGAGTGACGAGGATTTTCTAGCGCTCGTGAATAGTCAGGAGGAAGCTAAATGAATTGGGGTAATCAATTAGTCAAGTTAGCCGCTAACCATGCCTATGAATCGTCGGCACTGCATTGGACTAAGCAGCGCATGAAGCGGCATTTAAAGGCCGGTGGTAGTGCGCAAGATGAGGTGTGCGCTCATGAGTACAAGCTATTTGCACTCGAGGTTTTAATTATTGAATATCAGCGGGATGGCTTAAATTTTGATTTGACCCAATGTTGGGGTAAGCCAGCCGAGTATTTTATTGATTTAGAGCAAGCTAGACAAGGATTGCAAACGGAGGTGAGCGCATGAATGAAACACAGGTGCTAGTAATTAACGCTGATTTGCCCGATATCGATCACCCACTAGCAATGGGGCCCGAACCGGAAATGTTTAAGCTCGCGCAACATAACTACAAATCTGGTGAATGGCCGTTCCCGGTTAGACTGGTTAAGCCTGGGACTAAGGTACGCAGTGATGAAGCTTACTTAGCTAGTATGAAACTGGACTCGAAGCAGGGAGAACGTGAAGATATCAAAGCCATTCGGCAAGCACATAAACATGGCAAACATACGCTTAGAGAACTAGCTGATAGTACGGCAATTGAATTAAATCGGGTAAAGGATTTAGTCCATAAATACAGCCTGCCACTGACTAACGATTACTGGCGTGCTGAGAAGTATAACAATCCTGATGAAGTGATCGCCTATCAAACACTGGCGCGATTATGTAAGAGGATTGACGCCCCAGAATTTTCGATTAGACAGGCCAGTATGTCTAACGGGATCGTTAATGGCTACTACATTAGCCGGGTGCCGAAAGTATGAGTAAAGTCGTGATTAAGGGCGAACTACCTAGCTTAAATGAGTACATCAAGGCTGAACGGGCCAATCGGTATGCGGCAGCTAACCTAAAGAAGCGGTACACGGCCTTATGTAGTGTATATGCGCGGGCTAGTCATAATTCTGGAGTTGAATTTAATTGGCCTTGCAAGCTTAAATTTACGTGGTACACAAAGAACAACCGAAAAGATGCGGACAATATCGCGTTTGCTAAAAAGTTTGTGCTGGACGGCTTTATGAAGGCTGGGCTTTTAGGCAACGACAATCGAAAGCATATCACGGGATTTCAGGACGAATTTGCAGTTGATAAACGAAATCCGCGAGTAGAAATAGATGAAATTACGGAGGACGAAGATGTCTAAACATTTTGAAGAAATGAGCCAACTGGATAGGATTGATAAAAAAATGAAATTCAAGATTGTGGGCCGCAATGGTGAAACCGTAATCAAGGAATTCAGCTCTCAGTACGAAGCAGATTTATACTGCGAGCGTCTCAACTATGAGCGGTTGGAACGCCTTGGCTTGATTGAGCACCTGAACATACCAGCAATCGAATTTGAGTAGGAGTACATCACCATGAAGACATACACCAAATCAATTACAACAGAGAACAGTTGGATTGATAGACGTATTCGCGCGATTGACGAAAATAAATACCACATTACGGAGGACGAATAAACATGATTGATATGAAAATTGACCAGTATCATCTGACTAGTGACAAATACGAAGTTAAGGTTAACAGGATGTCATTAGACAGCCATGGGCATCCGGTAACTAGCTACGATGAAAAGTCTGGTATTAATCGGCTGGTAGAAGTACCCCTAGCACACTGTAAAAACGTCGAGGACGCATTGCACTGGCTTCGTGGGTATTTAATCCGGACTGGCAGTGAACACATTAAAACAGTGGATCAGTTAGCCAGAAAGAGTCATGAAATTGAACGACAGTTTGACAAGTACATTAAAGAGCGCGTACCGGAAGGATTGTGAGTTATGCCTAAACACACTAAGAAACGTTCAACGATTAAACGGAAGCACCGGCGCATGAAGCAACATGCCGAAGCAAACAAAAAGGATGTTGGAAAATGAGATTTATTGATATGTTCGCTGGCATTGGTGGTTTTCATCTTGGCATGGAACAAGCTGGTCATACATGCGTTGGCTGGATTGAATGGGACAAGTTTGCTAGGCAAAGCTACCAGGCTATTCATGATGTAGAAGGGATTTGGAATGCAAGTGACATACGAACAGTTAGAGCTAGTGAGTTACCCAGAGCAGACTGCTGGTGCTTCGGGTTCCCGTGCCAAGATATCTCAGTTGCCGGGAAACAGAAAGGGTTCACTGCCGGAAAACGTAGTTCTTTGTTTTTTACAGTTACAGGGCTTATTAGAGACCTCGAAGAAGAAGATAGACCCAGCTACTTACTCATTGAGAACGTTAAAAACTTACTTAGTATTAACCGAGGGTTTGACTTTCTCAAACTTCAAATTGAATTGGACGAAATCGGGTACGATGTCGAATGGGATGTTCTTGACTCAGCCGAAGTCGTCCCTCAGCACCGGGAACGTATCTTCATTGTCGGACATCTTAGAGGACGACGTACCCAGCAAGTATTTCCTATCGTTCAAGACGACCGAGAAGTTAATCGCCGGGCAGACGCAACAAATACCCTTACCACCCGTTACGGGGAAGCACAGGGATCAGGATCGTACGTTGCTGAAAGTGAACCGCCGAAAGTGAAGCAGGCGGGCAATCTTATGAATACCAAATATTTTGGTGGTAATCCACAACCGGGACGGGTTTATGATCCTAGCGGTATTTCACCAACATTAAGTACGATGCAAGGTGGAGGAAGAGAGCCCAAGATAATAGCTAACCCACACGGTTATAACAAAGGTGGCGTTAGAACAATTTCGCCAACGGTTACTGCAGGTTCTTTTAAAGATAATAATTTTGTGCAGACCAACATTATCGCTGGTCTAAGGATAAGAAAATTAACGCCGCTTGAATGTTGGCGCCTACAAGGCTTCCCAGATTGGGCATTTACTCGAGCGCGAGAAGCTGGATTAAGTGACAGCCAATTATACAAGCAGGCTGGTAATAGTGTGACGGTGCCCGTTATTAAAGCAATTGCTGAGAGAATGGAGTTGAGTGATCGCGAGAGTAAACAAAAAGCCGCCTACTAGGGCGACTAGTCACAGGACCACTCGAATGACCGTTGCCAGTATAACATATAAAAAGCGCCGCCATTGCTGACCGCGCTACAACTAATTCCGAATAAATTAATTATAGCATACGAAAGCGGAGGGGCGCATGATGGGCGAACAGCAAGTTATTTCAGATGAAATTTTTCCACCAATTGACCAGGAGAAAACAATTAAACAGGTGCGGCGGTTCCTGGATAATAAGTTACCGCAAGCAGTTCGGGCGTCCGGCCATTCGGTCGCTGATCTTAAATCGCCTAGCATGGATGGCATGCCTAAGTCGGCCCCAGCTGGTAATTCGGCCGAGGATCGGATTACACGCCGCCTGTATGCAGAGCAGATTGTCCGACAGACTATTCAGGCCATGGCTCGGTGTGATCATGAGTGCCAGGAGATATTAGATCGGCTATATTTACAAGGTTACAGTGACACGATGTGCTACATGGATATTGGCTACAGTAAGACGCAGTATTTTGACCGCTGGAAGCCATTGGCAATGCTACAGTTCGCGCAGAGCTACTACCTAGAAGATCTGAATATTTACCAAAACCGAACTCAAACCGGACTTTAACCGAACTTTTTCCGAACTCAAGCCGAACTCAAGCCGGACTTCATAGCAATAAATTGGTGGTAAATTAGTATTATCGATAATTGGTTAGGGCGACAAATAAACGTTTTTCTGATAGCTCTAATTGATTATTATTGTGGCCTTAGCTCAGTTGGTAGAGCACCTGACTGTTAATCAGGTTGTCGCTGGTTCGAGTCCAGCAGGCTACGTTAGACGGGCACAGATGTACAGTTTGCATTGCCTCCTTGATTAAGTTGATATGATGGCCCGTCTATATAAGGTGCTTGTGGCGGAATAGGTAGACGCTAACATGTAAGATTATCCTGTACGGGGCTAGCCCATACGGCACTGGATTTAATCATGCAGGGTGCAAATCCCTACCAAGCACATTAAGCAAGTAAGTATGCAAGCGATAGTGCGTGAAATCATTTGAATCAACAATAACTGCTTACTCGCTTGCCATTCAGCGTGGAAAACTGGACGGCACTTACATAAGACGCGCAATCAAACGGCCACCAGATTGCCTGCAGGAACAGGCGCGCTGTGGTAACCAACATAAGTAGAGATATTGGAGGTGATAGCTTTCATGCCTTCTCAGTAGTTGCTAGCCGGATTCAATCCCCGGTTAGCTCATATTCCCGTAGCTCAGTGGCAGAGCGTCCAATTTATAATTGGGAGGTCGCTGGTTCGATGCCAGCCATGAATATTGCCAGCGGACATTAGGGAGAGTGATAGCGCTCCTCTCACCGCTGGCATTGTCTATTAGTTAAAGCCCGGGGTCGGAACCGGGCTTTTTGTGTACATAAATTTGGGAGTGGTGTTATGGCAGTAATGATTCACAGCAAGTACGGGTATGAGCCACCTGAATGGGTGCAGGCTGACGCCCAGATAGATAAGTGGTACAAGGATAAGAAGCGCCGTGCTAAACAGCATGGCGCTTTTAGTTTGGATAAAAATAAGGAGATGCGGAATGAAACTACCAGCGTATGTAAAAATCAGTGGTATTAATTATACCGTTGTCTTAAAGAAGCGACTTGAAGATTCCGGTGATGCTTGTTGGGGAGTAACTGATTATCCTGGTGCCACGATTTACATTCGCAAAGAATTGTCAGAACAAAAGCAGCGTCAAACGCTCATGCACGAAATGGTACACGCAATGATGCACGAGGCTGGACTTGACAATATCTGCAATGATGAAAAGATTGTAAATCCATTAGGTAATATGCTAGATAGCACACTTGCTAGTAATGATCTAGCCAAGTTGTATTAATGTAATTAATTCCAATTAACGGAGGTGTGGTGGTATGTAATGAAACGAAAGTTAACGCCAAAACAGCAGAAGTTTGCCGATGAGTATATCAAGTCTGGAAATGCTGCTGATGCGGCTCTTAAAGCGGGTTATAGCAAGCGTTCAGCTCGCTCAGTGGGGCAAGAGAACCTGACAAAACCTGACATCAAGCAGTATATCGATGAGCAGATGGCTGAGATAGCCTCACGGCGCATTATGGACGCCACAGAAGCCGTCGAATTGCTTACCCGGATAGCGAGAGGGGAAGAGAAAGAAACGGTTATATCGAGCACTCCGGAAGGCGTATACGAGAGCCAGAAGGAGGCAGACTTGAAGACCCGGATAAGTGCTGTTAAGGAAATACTTAAGCGGTATCCGGGCGATGATAAGCTGGTCAAAGCTCAAATTCGAAAAGCGGAGGCGGAGGCAGATATTGCAGAGGCTAAAGCTAAAGAGGCCCGAAGTGGTGATAGTAATGAGGGACAGACACTGATAGTTGATGATGTGGGAGGCATGGACGATGAAGACGCTGGTAGTTGACGATACGAATATCAGGAAGGTCATCAAGATATCGGACTTGATTAACCCTCACTTTAAGCGAATGTGGACGACTGGCAAGCCTTACATCGTAGCTAACGGCGGTCGTGGCTCGTTCAAGTCGTCAGTTATCAGCTTAAAGCTGGTAACGATGGTCAAAAAGGCTGTCATGCAACATCACAAAGCTAACGTCATTGCTGTACTAGCTAACAAGTCAGATTTACATGACACGGTTTACAACCAGATCCAATGGGCGCTTAGTATGCTTGACATGGATAACGAGTTTATCGCTTATAAGTCACCACTCACGATACAGCATAAACGCACTGGCAGCACATTCTATTTCTATGGTGCTGACAATCCGTATAAGCTCAAGTCAAACATCGTAGGTGATGTAGTGGCTGTCTGGTACGAAGAAGCTGCTAACATGAAGTCTAGTGACGTGTTCGACCAAGCTAATCCGACTTTCATTCGGCAGAAACCAGATTGGCTTAATCAGGTCAAAGTGTTCTACTCATATAACCCACCTAAGAATCCGTATGACTGGATTAACGAGTGGATAGATAAAGTGTCAAAGGATGACAACTATCTGATTGACACGAGCGATTATCGTTGTGACGTGCGTGGCTTTACCAGTAAGCAAACGCTTGACTTAATCGAGCAGTACAAGAAGAACGATTATGAATACTATCGCTGGTTGTATCTGGGCGAAGTTATTGGGTTAGGTACGAGTATCTATAACCCGAACTTGTTAAAGCCGTTAGAGGTGTTCCCAGACGATGACTACATTAAGTCGCTGTATTTCAGCCAAGATAGCGGCCAGCAGGTGTCAGCCACGACTGAGTTATGTATTGCATTAACGGCTAAGAAGCGCGTTATCCTGCTGGATACTTATTACTATTCACCAGCTCATCAGTCAGTTAAGAAGCCACCTAGTGAGCTAGCAGATGAGCTGTACGCATTTGAGGATAGTCGTGAGAAACAATGGCACAAGAAAACATGGAAGCGGTCAGCAGATGAAGCAACGTCTGATTATGCGATTGACCATGAATACTTCAAGAAGTATGGCCGGCATTGGCATCACGTCAACAAGATTGAAAAGACAGCGATGATTGATCACGTTCAGGACTTACTAGCCACTGGGCGTTTTTATTATCTCGATAATGAAGCCAACCAGATATTTATTGATGAACATCGCAAGTATCAATGGGACGGTGACACGCTGGAAAGTGACAAGCCAAAAGTTATCAAGGTAGATGACCATACATGCGATGCGTTTCAGTACTTCGTGCTGGACAATCTACGAGACCTCGAGTTGAGATGGTAGGTGATTAAATGGGACTGATTCAACGAATTAAAGATTTATTTTGGAAGGGGGCGGCAGCCACGGGAGTAACAGGAAGTTTAAGCAAGATTACCGATGATCCTCGTATTAGTATTGACCCAGATGAGTATGTTCGTATTCAAACCGATTTGGATTATTACAGTGACAAGTTGCACTATGTTCATTATCAGAGCCAGCTCGGTGCACTGGAACGGCGACCGAAGAACACGCTAAACCTTACCAAGACGGCCGCCCGACGAATTGCGTCAGTGGTCTTCAATGAGAAGGCAGACATTCATATCAACAATAACGATAGCGCCGATGAATTTTTGAATAAAGTGCTGCTGGATAACGACTTCAAAAACAAATTTGAAGAAGCACTTGAAAAGGGCGTGGCCTTAGGTGGCTTTGCAATGCGACCGTACATTGATGGCAATCATATCAAAATCGCCTGGGTTCGAGCTGATCAATTCTACCCGCTGCAATCTAATACGAACGACATCAGTGAAGCTGCTATTGCTAGCCGAACACAAGTCACAGAAGGAAACCAGACGAAATATTACACGCTGCTAGAGTTTCATCAATGGCAAGCTGACGGTACTTATCAGATAACCAATGAGTTATATAAGTCTGACAGCCCAGATTTAGTCGGCAATCAGGTTCCACTATCAATGTTGCCGGTATATCAGGACTTGGCAGAACAAGTTACGATTGAGAATCTACAAAGCCCACTGTTTGCCTACTTTAAGACGCCTGGAGCCAACAACATCAACATCGAAAGCCCATTGGGATTGGGTGTTGTGGATAACGCCAAAGACGTATTAGATGACGTTAATGATATTCATGACCAATTTATGTGGGAGATTCGACTGGGGCAAAGGCATATTGCAGTTAAGCCGGAAATGCTACGCTTTGATGATGAGCATAAGCCAACCTTTGATTCTGACCAAAACTTATATGTCGGCCTGATTAGTGATGACGATACAGCAACTGGCATTAAAGATATGACAACGGCCATTCGAACGGTTCAATATAAAGATGCTATTAATCACTTTATTAAAGAGTTTGAAGTGCAAATCGGGCTATCAAGCGGCACGTTCTCATATTCAAATGATGGGTTAAAGACAGCTACCGAGGTTGTCAGCAATAATAGCATGACCTATCAAACACGTTCGAGCTATTTAACTATGGTTGAGAAGGCAATTGATAAGTTGTGTATGGCAATCTTCGAGTTGGCAAGCAAAGGTGAACTATTTGAAGATGGCAAGCCACTATTTGATATTGATTTAGCTAATGAACCACTTGATGTTGAGTGTCACTTTGATGATGGCGTGTTCGTTGACAAGGACAAACAACTTGAAGAGGACACAAAGACGATGCTTGCTGGTGGTATGTCTAAGCAAACGTTCTTGCAGCGCAACTATGGTATGTCTGCGGAAGAGGCACAGGAAGAGTTAGCTAAGATACGTGCTGAATCACCAACCGACACTTATGAAGGCTCACAAATTGCAACGGGTGGCGGTGGTGATGGTGAATGATCACTCAAGATTCGATGATGCACGATGCGAACGCGGCAGTCGACATTTATTCCAAGCTTGAACAGGATATTTACGCACGTATTATCCAAACACTTAAGACAACTAAATTCGATACGGTAGATAGTCAGAATGTACTTCGTTGGCAAGTTGAGCAGTTGTCCAAGATGGGCGTACTCAACAAGCAAGTCATTGACTTAGTGGCTAAATATACTGGCGAATCACAACAAGCAATTACAAAGCTCGTACATGATAACGGGTTTCAAATTGTTAACGAAATTGATGCTACTTTGAGCCAGCAATTGCATAAAAAGATCGTAGTTGATGATGAAATTCGTGACACTATTAATTCTTTGCAAAATCAAACGTGGAAAGATTTAGACAACACGGTTAACCAGTCGCTATTATCCACTAATTACAACGAGAATGGCGCTATGCGAGCTTATCAAGGTATCATTAAGCAAACCACCATGGAAACGGCAGTCGGCCTTAAAACGTACGACAGGGCCTTACGAGATAACGTCTACAAATGGGTGGACGCTGGTATTAAGTCCAATTTAGTCGATAAAGGCGGTCATAATTGGTCACTCGAAGGCTATGCTCGTATGGTTATCAATACCACAGCCCATCGAACATTCAATAACTTGCGCTTAAAACGTATGCAAGACTTTGGAAGTACCTTAGCTGTTATGAGTTCACACCCTGTATCACGTAGAGCGTGTGCCTATATTCAAGGACACGTTGTCAATCTTACCGAACCAGGTAGTGATACTTATAATGCCAAGTATGACAGTATTTACAACCATGGTTATGGCACACCAGCTGGTACTCAAGGTATTAATTGTAGTCACGAGTTATATCCGTTCATTGACGGTGTTAACACTAACAATCAGCCACAATATGACCCGAAAGAAGCGATTGCTAATGGCGACATTCAAGCTAAACAGCGTGGTTATGAGCGAGCAATCCGGCAGTCTAAGAAGAAGCTAGCTGCTGCACAGAAGTTGGGTGATGATGTTGGCGTATCTCACTATAAATCATTGATTAGTAACCAACAGAAATCGTTACGAGAATTAGTAAAGAATCATGACTTCCTACATCGAAACTATAATCGGGAACAAGTTTATAGTAGTGAATCATAAATATGCTATTTGACCTGAGTACGTCATTAAACTGCTCATTACTTATGCAATCAATTCGCGCGGCCGTTACCGCGTAATAAATAACGTTAGGAGCGATTGACATGGAACGTAAGGATTTAGAAGCATTAGGGTTAGACGATAAGCAAATGACCGAGGTGATGAAGCTTTATAACGCTGGTATTGAGCCAATTAAGCAACAAGTAGCCGATACTAAGTCGGAGCTTGATTCAGTTAAGCAGCAAGTGGTTGATCGTGATGGTCAAATCAAATTGCTTGGCGAACAAGCTGGTAACTCTGAGAAGCTCAACAAGCAGATTGCCACGTTACAAGAAACCATCAAGACGAAGGACAGTGAAGCTGCTGCTAGTTTAACGAAGGTTAAGACTGACAACGCTGTGCAAATGGCATTACGTGACGCTAAAGCTCGCGATGCTAAGGCTATCATGCCGTTTATCGACATGGATACTGTCAAGCTTGGCGATGATGGTCAACTAACGGGTATCGGTGAACAGATTGAGAAGTTGCAGGAGTCACATGACTACCTGTTCGACAAGAGCGACGATAACGGCGGTAAACCAGCCGTAAAGATTACAGCCGGTGGGAACCCTAGTGGTGGTGGCAATGGTAAGACGAAGCTGAGTGACATGACTTTGGCGGAACAAGGACAACTTTACCGCGAAGATCGTCAAAAATGGGAAGAATTAGCTAAGCAATAAAAAGGAGGCCATACCAATGGCAGAAACACATTTATCCGATTTAATTGTTCCTGAAGTGTTTGGGAACTACGTTGTAAATCAAATTATCAAGACTAACCGATTTGTTCAATCTGGAATTTTAACACCCGATCCCGATCTAGGGCCACATTTGCTGGAAGCAGGTACACGTATTACAGTGCCATTCCTAAATGACTTAACTGGTGACCCTGACAACTGGACTGACAGTGACGATATTGATGTTAATAACTTAACTTCTGGCAAACAACAAGGCATTAAGTTTTATCAAACTAAAGCTTATGGGTACACAGATTTAGGTACTATGATCTCTGGTGCACCCGTGCAAGAAACAATTGGGAATCGGTTTGCGGCATTTTGGCAGCGTGCTGATCAAAAGACACTATTAAGTGTGCTTAAAGGTGTCATGGGAGTTACTAAGATTGCTAATTCAAAAGTTTACGATCAAACGAAGGTGTCACCATCGGAACCAATGTTTGGAGCTAAAGGGTTTACTGGTGCTATTGGCTTGATGGGTGACTTGCAAGACACTGCGTTTGGTGCAATTGCAGTTAACTCCGCCACATACTCACTCATGAAGGTTCAAGGACTGATTGAGACTATTCAACCTCAGAATGGGGCAACACCATTTGAAGCTTATAACGGGTTACGAATTGTTTTAGACGATGACATCGAAATTGACTTGACTGACAAAACTAAGCCGATTTCAACTAGCTACATTTTCGCACCCGGTGCTGTACGCTACTCAACTAACATGCGGTCGACTGAAACAAAATATGATCCACTGATTAATGGTGGTCAAGATGTGATTGTTCAAAAGCGCGTTGGCACCATCCATGTTGCTGGTACTAGCATTAAAGCAAGTTTTTCACCTTCAAAGGCTAGCTTCCCAACAATCGATGAACTAGCAAAGTCATCCACTTGGGAAGTTGTCGATGGTATTGACGTACGGTCTATTGGTGTCGTTGCTTATACCGCACAACTTGACCCGGCATTGACGCCTGGGGCTCAAATGCCGGCAGCTGATACTAGTACTGATACTGGGACTACAAAGTAGTAGTAAGAATTGGAAGTGACTATTAAATGGCTTATCTGACATTTGACGAGTACACAGGCTTAGGCTTCTCACGAATAACTGACGAAACCACTTATAACCAGCATGAAGCAGCTGCTGAAACGCAAATTGACATCACTACTCAGTTCTTCTATAACGCTGAATATGCCGCTAATTCGCTGGTTGATGATTCGGCTGGCACCCAATGGCAAGTATTCCGTGCTAAGCAGTTCAAGCGAGCAGTTGCCTTGCAGTGTGACTACTTTGATGAAGTTGGCGCCGATACACCATTGGGCATTGCTAATCAGGACTTATCCAGTATTGAGATTGGCCGAACCCGCGTACAGGCAAACTCTAACGTGAATGCTACTAACTTCGGCAAGACTGGGCTAGCTAACGGCGTGGTTGCAATCTTGGCTCAAATTGGGTTGATGAGTAGGGCGGTGAGTTATCGATGATGATGAAACCACCGAAACGTATGTGTCAGCAGACAATCACGCTCACTTTGACTGATCCAACTAAAATGGATGAATGGGGTCAACCGTTGGCAGGCAAGCCAGTGACAATTGAACATTGCGTTGTACAACCACAGACGATTTACTCTGGTAGCAACAACGATCGGACAATCGTAGCTAACGCGGTTGTTTTTCTGTACGCAGGGATTAGCAGCCCACTGCTAACGATTACTAAGAGAAGTGTCGGTTCTAAGCTTGTATTTGAGGGCGAAGAGTACACCGTCCAAAAGATTATCGACAATCGCGAACCGTTTAGTAATGAGTTGTATTCGTACGAGTTGGAGGTGCTGTGATGGCATTTAGAATCAATGTTGACCTAGATGGTTTCATGGACCAGACCAGTCTTACTAACGTGAAACGTGGGCAATATGCCTTAGTCAATCAAGCGATGTATGATATGGAACAGTTCGTGCCTAAAGATCGTCCAGAAGAACCGTTACGTCAATCTGTACATGCTACTTCTGATGGTAGCGAGATAACATACTCCACACCATACGCTAGAGCACAATTCTATGGAATCATCAACGGACACCCAGTGAATCCAAACAATTACACAACCCCAGGTACTACAAAGCGTTGGGATTTGAAAGCTAAGTCAATGTTTATGAGTAGTTGGATAGATACTTTTACTAAGGGGATGAAGTGATGGACTTATTGGAACGGTTAGCAGCAAGTATCAACCAAGTGCCTAATTTGCCGATGAAATGTACGTTAGGTTATCTTACTGCTGCTGATTCGCTGTCACTTTATCCTTTGCCGGGTAGTCGAGTGCTTGACGAAGATTACGCAGGTAATCAGCAGTGGCAGATGAATTATGAAGTTGGTATGCGTACTAAGAACCAGCAACAAGCCAACACAACGCTGTGGCTCGTATCGCAAGCGTTGGACGTGTTGACGACTGATGACTTAGTTAGCAGCAACAAGAGTTTTGAATTTGAATCATTGACGATCAACGGGCAGCCGAGCATATCTGAGCAGGATACTCAAGGTTACTCAACCTATCAGCTTAGCTTTTCGGTGATCGTTAACACTTTTGCAGACGCTGAATAGCGTTTTTTAATTAAGGAAGGAAGTAGTTACCAAATGGCAAAATTTAAAATGAACTACAAAAACGTCTTTGAGATTGACACTGCGGGTAGTCAAGACCCTAAAGACACAGCGAAGGCAACCTTCGCACCTTTAGCAGCTGGTATCTCGGGTGTTACTCCAGCCGCTAACGAAACAGACGACAACACTGCCTATTATGATGGGGCAGGATTTACCGATACTGATGTAACTGGTAAGCGTATCACGTTAGCCTTCAGTGGTCATCGAGTAATTGGTGATGCTGCACAAGACTACGTAGCCAGCAAGTTTCTTGCTATCGGCGAAAGTTTGAAAACATTAGCACGTTGGACTGATCCTGACGGCAATAAGATTGTGTCAAACGTTACGATTACGGCTATCGTTCCAATGGGTGGTAACGCCAATGCCAAGCAGACGTTCAGCTTTACGTTATCGTTCAATGGTAAGCCAATCATGACTGACAAGAACGGTAAGACGGTTGAATTTGATGAAGATGAGACGACTAGCGCTAGCGGGACCATTACACAAGGTTCAGGAACTGGCAGCCAGGCTTAGTTAACGAGGGCTTTGCCCTCATACATACTAAAATATAGGAGGATTTTATATCATGACAGCAATTAATCTAGCGGGCGGACCACAGGAGTTTGCGGAGTTCAAATTTGGCAAGCGGCATGCGAAGCTTTATTTCAATGATGAGTTAAACATGAAATTGGTGAATACTCGTTTGAGTGTTGGTAAACACTTGCGTGAGTTGGATGACCAAAAGAAAATGACGGAACTAGATGACAAACCGGTGAAGGAACAACGCCAATTCCTAAATAAGCTTTATAAGGACCTACGGGGCGAACTGAGTGCATTTTTCGATGATCAATTTGGAGAAGGTGCTGGTGATGATCTCTATCGACTAACAAATAAGAGTACCGAACGAATGGCGGCTGCCTTCTTTATGGTCGTCAAGGAATACGATGAACTGCGTGACCAGCGGGATAGTTACATTGACACTTATTACAAGTCACGCAAAGCTACGAAGAAGAAGTGATGTGAATGCTTAGCCTAGTTGAACCGCTAGTAACAACAATAACAATCGGCGGTGAAGAATGGACTGTCGATTTGAGTTTCGACAATGTGCTCCGCTGGTATATCTTGCTTGACGATGATGCTATTAATGATTCTCGCAAGATTTATCTAGCGTTCAATGCGTTTGTGGGAGAAGACATTGACGTCACTGCTGACCAAATGGTTTCAGTCGTGTCTGAAATATCTAAATACGTTCAACAAACGGTTTATGGCAATCACGATGACGAACCCAGCGTTGATTTAAATGGTGATCCTGTACCACAGGAGCACTTTTTTAGTTATGAGAAAGACGCTGACGCTATCTTTGCATCATTTATGGCCGATTATCATATCGACTTAATTGAGCAACAAGGTAAGTTGCGTTGGGAAAAGTTCAAGGCAATGCTGGATGGGCTTAGTGAGACAACTCAGTTTCGGCGTATTGTTGCTATTAGGCAGAAGTCAACTAACGGGTTAGAAGGTGAAGAGCTTACTAGCTTACTGGAAGCACAAGACTACTATCGCTTGGACGACCAAGACACACAAGCGAGCTTAGATAGCCAGATGGGGCAAGTATTTGGCATGTTAGCAGAGAAGGCAAAGGAGGGATAGTTCATGGCAGACGGAAAAGTAACAATTGATGTGTTAATGAATATCAAATCATTCATGAGTGATCGTGAACGGATCAATAATTTAATGAAAACGCTCGGTTCGGATGCTGGTAATCAGATGGACGAATCCTTTGCTAACAATGCTAATAAGGTCAGGGCTGAGGCTGAGCGAACTCATAGCAAGATTAAAGCTGAATTTAATAGCCCTGTTGAAGCAAAGTTAGTTGCTAAGGCCGAGGAAGCTGGAATTACTAATTTCAAGCAGTTACTAAATCGTATTCCCAAACAGGCACGTACCGAGCTTACGGCTAAGGCCGAGCGCGGCGAAGTCATCAACTGGGAAGAAACCATGCGGAATATGCCACGGTCAGTAACCACGCGCATGAAGTTGGATAAAGGACAAGCCTCCGAAGGGCTAACTGCTTTGAAGAAGCAGTCGGAATCAACAGAGCATAGTTTCTCACATCTCAAAGAGATTGTGGCAGGAACATTTCTTGGTGGTGCGATTCAAGCTGGTGTTCAAGGCCTAGTGACTGGGTTAAAAGATGCTGCTAAAGCTGGTATGGAATACAACCGTGAGCAAGATACAATGAAGACCGTCTGGACAGCATTGACAACCGAAGCACCTAAAGATGGCAAGGAACTGGTCGATTATATCAATCAGTTGTCACAACATTCGATTTACGCCGCAGACACGATCAACCGTATGTCGCAAAGTTTTTATCACGTTCATTCCAATGTTGAAGAAACTAAGCGCTGGACGGACTCATTTGTTGCCTTGGGTTCGACATTACACATGAGTAACGATGCCCTAGCTGAATCTGGTGAACAGTTTGCCAAGATTGTTGCCGGTGGCAAAGCGAGTGCCGAAGATATGTCAGTGATGATTAACCGTTTCCCTATGTTTGGGGAAGCCTTGCAAAAGGCGACCGGCAAGTCAATGAAGCAATTATATGCGATGTCAGCTGCCGGCAAGCTAACGGCTACTCAATTTACCGAAGCATTGGATTACCTGGGTAAGAAGTACAAAGGTGGTACTGCGGAAGCCATGACGTCATTCCAAGGTATGAGCATGTACATCAAGTCCCGCTGGTCAGTGCTAACTGGTAATATCATGGCTTCATCTTTCAAGATGAGCAAAGGCGTTGCCAAAGACATGCGGAACTTATTGTCTGACGACATGATGAAGAAGTATGCCAACATAGCGTCTGGAGCCATATCAACTGTGATGGCTTGGTTTGTCAAGTTAATCAAGTATATTGATGGGCACAAAGATACAATTGTCGACATTATTGGCAACTTGGGTAAGATACTTGGCATTATCGGCAAAACAGCATGGAAAACGTTCAGTGATATTGTGTATGATATTGCCAGAATGTTTGGGTTAGTAGGAAAAAAGGCTCAAGAATCTAAAGATCCACTAGACAAGATTGATGATGCTTTAAAGAACTTATCCAAGAATCAAGAGTTAATCGAGAACTTGACAAAAGCATTTATTGCGATGTTTGCGCTCAAAAAAGGTCTTGAATTTATTGGCATGTTGTCAAGTTTGCGTAAGTCACTTGTCGAAACAGCTGCCGTGTCTAAGATAGTTGATTTGTTCGGTGGTGGTGGTTTAACTGGCGGTGGTGGTAAAGCCGTTGCTAAAGAAGCTGGCGGAGCTGCAGCCACGGCTGGCGGTTCTAAGGTTCTCGGACGTCTGTTTGCAAAGGGCGGTGCTACCTCAACCGCAGAACTTGAAGCGGCTAGTGGTCTGGGTGGTGGCAAAGCCATGATGGCTGCTCGTGGGCTCACTAAAGCTGTTCCATATATGAGTATTGCTGCGTCGATTCCAGAGTTGTTTGGCACGACTCAAAAGACGCTAGGCAAGCATTTAGGTGGGTTCGCTGGTTCGGCCGGTGGTGCTGCCGCGGGTGCTGCTGCTGGATCTGCGGTTATGCCGGTCGTGGGGACTGCTGTTGGTGGTGTGATTGGCGGGTTAGCAGGTAGCAAACTTGGTCAGTCATTCGGTGATAGCATTCAAAAAGGTGTTACTAAGACGTTCCCTAAGCTGACTAGCAAAATGTCTGACTTGGGCCACGACATGTCTAATAAGTTTAGCAGTAGCTTCAAACCTAAGCCATCGCTAAACGACAAGCAATTTTCAAAATCCTATACCAACCTGACTAAGCAACTAAACAAAAACGCTAGAGTTAAATTCAAAGTTACAACTGACCGAGCCAGCATTAATAAAGCACAGAGAGTTACCGATGACACTTATAAAAAAATGAGCAAATCGGTCGACAAGTATTATGGTCACAAGCGTCAGATGTCTATCAAGGACTATGCAACGTTGGTTCAGAACGGTTCTATGACTGAAAAAGAGGCCAATAAGCTTCTAAATAAGGCCAAAGAGAACTATAACAAGCAGGCGAAAGCTCAAAAAGATAATATTAGAAAAATGCAAAAGGATTCTGATAGTTATTACTCGAAGCTTGACAAGGCTGAATTACAAAAGAATAAAGAATTAGCGGCTGCTCGTAAAAAGGATGGCAATAACCATAAGAAATATCTAGCTGATAAAAAGAAAATCGAGAAAAAATTTCAAATCCAATCGGCAAGCGACCGCAAAAAGTATTTAGCACAATTATCAAAGGATGAAAATAAGTCAAACGATGCAGTAACAAAAGCCACTAAGATTTCATCTGGAAAACAGCTGGATATTCTCGAAAATCTGAAAGACCACAAGGGCAAGCTATCTAAGCAGCAAATGACCGAATCAATTAGAAATTCAGCTAAAGAACGTGATAAGACCATTGATAATGCCGAAAAGCAACGTGACAAGTCGGTTAGTGCGGCCAAAAAGAAGTACAAGGAAACAGTAGCCGCTGCCGACAAGGAACGTTACGAGAACGGTACAATGAGCAGAAAGCAATATGAGGAGGTCGTTAGTAAGGCACGCAAGCAACGTGATGATTCTATCGATGCTGCTGATTCTCAAAAGAATAAGACCGTCAAGAAAGCAGAGGAAACACACACTAAGGTCGTTAATGAAGCAACCAAGCAGGCTGGAGAGCATAAGGGTGCAGTAGACTCTGAAACCGGTGACGTCATTACTTTTTGGGGAACATTCATTTCCACCATGCGTGGTAATTGGAATGATATGATTGGCGGAATTAATGGCGTGTTACATGCTTTGAACAAGAAATGGGGCAATATTCCCACTTGGAAAAAGCACGCTGCCGGTCTGAACGGTTCCATGGGCGAACATACGGCGCTCGTTGGTGAAGAAGGGTTCGAGTACATGGGTACGTCGAATGGTTCAATTATGCCAATTGGCGTTGATGGCCCTGAGATTCGCAACATCCCAGCGGGTGCGTCTATTTTGCCACATGGTATGTCCGTTGAGTTTGCTCAGATGGCTAAAGGATTGCCTGGGTACAAGTTTGGATTACCTGGCTGGTTAACCAGCACGTTCAGTGCTTTGAAAAAAGGTGCTGAGGGCGCTATTGATCTTGTTAGTGAAGGCGCTAGTGGCGTAGTCAACAAGATTGCCGATGCGACTGGTATTAGTAAGCTTGCAAAGACGTTCAGTGATAATACCACCGCGTTTGGTGCGATTGCGAGCGGAGCTAAGGATTCTTTGATTGATAATGCAATCAAGTATGTGCAAGGGTTCTTTGATCAGTTCTCCGACACATCTGAAGATGGTGCTGGTTCATTAGCACCACATTTTGGTTCACCATTTAAGGAATCTTCGGGATATGGCCCACGTGCAGGTGGCTTCCATAAAGGTATCGACTTTGCGGCGCCACTAGGTACGCCGATCCCCGCTCAATATGGTGGTACTGTCGTACAGGCAGGCCCAGCTAGTGGGTTCGGTAACTGGGTTGTTATCAAGCCGTCTGGTGCGTCCGTAGATACGATTTACGGACACATGAGACGAATGAAAGTGAAGACTGGTCAGCATGTCAAAGCCGGTCAAATTATTGCGTGGGTCGGTAGTGAAGGCCAATCAAGCGGCCCTCACGTCCATTATGAGTTGCGTGCTGGTCTGGGTGGTAAAAGCTATAACCCGATGACTTATGGTGCTAGTGCGGGTAACCCGTCCGGCCATTCAGTTAATCGCTGGCGGCCATATGTTGCCCGCGCATTAAAGGCCAACGGGTTCGCTGCTACCGACAGTCAAGTGGCTGCTTGGATGACGGTTATCAGACGTGAATCAAACGGGAACCCATCAGTGATTAACACTTGGGACCCTAACGCTAAAGCCGGGCATCCTTCTAAGGGGCTTGTTCAGACAATTCAGCCAACGTTTGATGCGTATAAGTTCAGGGGTCACAACAATCCGCTTAACGGGTATGACGACTTACTAGCTGGTATTCATTATATGAAGGCCAAATACGGCTCAGGGTCAAATGCGTTTGCTACCGTGAGTGGTCCAATGGGTTATGATTCTGGTGGTCGTGTCATGAAGAAGCAGCTCGCATGGTTGGCTGAAAATAACCCGGAATATGTGGTTAACCCAGAACGTGATAGTGCTGACAGCCTGATTGTTGAAGCGGCACGAGCACGCGCTGCTAAAGCGCCTAATGGATTAGTTGCCAAAGCTATGCGTGTGGTTGGAGCTGCTAAAGCAGGTATTCAGCGTACAGCGCCAAGCTTTGCATCACGGGGCGTGTCACAGGCAGAAGTCCAAGTTGCCGGCAACCAAGCAATCAGTGGCGATGTGACGATCACTGTTCCATTAGATAGCGGGGTTCTCGCGCAAGCGGTATATCCCAAGGCAAAACTTATGCAGCAACGTGATATTACGATTCAAGCGAAAAAAGGAGGTTTGTACTAGTGAGTTCAATTGTTATTCAAAAGATGGATGGCACAATCTATGATCTGGATAAATTAGGTATTCATGTGATTAGTTTTGACCCGCCTGGGTCGAACTATCAACACACGTTTACTCAGATGAGCGAGTACAGCACGGTTCTGACTGACACGCAAATGCAGCAAACCACAATCCCGCTGGTGTTCAAAGTGAATGCGGCGGACAACTACGACTACGAGCTAAAGCGAATGCGTGTGCTTAAGGTGTTTGCAGGCTATGAGCCTTTTTACATCATCAACCAGCGCATTGCTTATTTGCGCTGGAAGGTGGTGCCAGAAAGCTACACGTACACTAGACAGAGCAATTACTGGGGAACACAAGCGATTACGGTCAACTTGATATGTATTGATGGTGCTGCCGAAACCGTGCTGACAAGCCTTGATAAAGGGTTCTTGAGCGGATTCGGTATGAGTGCCAGTTTAACGTCAGTACCAAAGTATGAGTTCACTAATCAAACCGATTTCACGATTTGGAATGGCAGCACAATACCATTGCGGGCAGAAGAGCACCCAGTGCTGATTACGCTAGATTGTACTGCCAGCACGGCGGTGACAATCAACAATCAGACGACCGGCCAAAGTCTAACGGTCACGATGCCGCTAACCAAGGGAAACCCGTTGCAAATTTATGGATTAAAGATGGTCGTTGGCAGTTCGTCAGTGTTTAGCAAATCAAATCATGGTTATCTGGATTTTGCTCCTGGAGATAACAAGCTGACAGTCAGCGGCACGAATGACTTTACAATCAGCTTTAAAACGCATTTTTACTACTAGGGGGTTTTTGACATGCTTATCATAACGGATTATACAGGCGCGTCAGAGGCGCTCAAAGTAACTGACTTGCAATTAACTTTGCAACTCGGACAAGTTGATCAGCTGGACTTCACGACATGGAATGAGGACAGCAATACGACAGGCTATAACATGCTTTCACCACGAGCTTTAATTCAAGAACCTGGCACGGGTATGCTATTTCGGGTATCTGAAAACGATGGCAGCACGGCCGGCGAGTATTATAGCCGTACGGTAACTTGTCTAAGCGTCATTCAGGATTTGAATGATAGTTATATCCGCAGCACGATTAAAGGCAAGCAGACGCTCAAAGCTTGCATGGATTTGATCACCAATGGCACCAAGTTCACGTACACAATCCATGATACAATCAGTGATCATGATTTTGGCGATGAGGGATTTGGCAAAGGGCGCGGCTTAGACTTGTTCTTAAACGCGCTAGTAACTGATTTTGGTTTTGAATGGTCAAATGATAACTATCATATTGACATTTACAAGACGATTGGTAAACGGGACGCGTTTGTCTTCGTGGACGGAGATGATGTCAATTCGGTCGCTGAAACTAATGACTACACGACGATTACAACCAAGATTCACGGTGAAGGCAAGCGTGATGACAAAGACAATCCGAGTTGCAGTTATGACTATGTCAGTCCGAATGCTAAGCTTTACGGTGAGATTGCAGCCGAGGACTACCAGTCAGATAGTATCACGAGCGAAGATGAGTTGAAAAAGGTATTGCCGGGAAAGTTACAAGATTATCCTAAAGTGCAGTACACGGCCAACCTGAATACTTTTCAGGCAGCTTCACCGATTGGAGCTACGAATGATGCTGCCATTGGTAACTATGGTTACTTGCGAACTAGAAACGGCATTGACGTGAAGACACGGATCGCAGCTAAAACGCTACATTTGCAAAGCACGCATACTATCTCAACTGTAACGTTTGGCAACCTTAAAGACGACCCAGCAATGATTACAGCACGTTTGCAAGCTAACCGCAGCCGAGATGCTCAAATTATTAAGCAAATCAAAAATGAAAGCAACCAATTGGCTGCTGGTGCTGCTGCAAGCATTATGGCACTGGACAAGGTAGGTGAAGTTGATGATTGATATTAGACCAATTGCAGGGGCCGACAAAGTATCGTTCTATCCTGTAACCCATAGTCAAGCCGTAAAAGACTTTGATGTAGGCGTCAATAAAACAGTTGCGGCCAGTCCAACCGAATTTTTTAACTTGTTAAAATCTGACATCGAGACTTGGCATGATGGACTGATACCGAAGCAAATAAAAATGCAGTCACTTAACGGGACTGTTTTTTTAGTTTCAATTAGTGACGATGGAAAATTAATAATTACGAAAGAGGGAATTATGGATGGCGGTACAACTAGTAACTGATCAATTATCGAATTATTTAGATGACAACCTTAGAAACAAATTAGTTGGTAATTTCAAAGTAATTGAGCAAGCATTGAATGATGTCGGTCTTGCGACAATTCTTGCGTATGATGAAAACATCAATCCTTCTGTTATCAGAAACGGCGATTTTTCAAATGGAAGTGTTGATCCATGGGTACCTAATACGGCCAACAGCAATTTGAAGGTATTCGAACTCAACCATGAACATTGGCTAGAAATTAGCAGCAATAAGACAGGCCCTTCGACAGGGGCATTCACAACTTTAAAAATGACTGACGACACACAGCATTTAGCTGGGTTGATGCAGAACATTGCTTTTAAAATTCGCTGTGACGCTGGTGGAACATTTGAATTGCACACAATTTATCATGCTGAAAATGGTGGCGTTTTGGCGGAACAGTCACTTAAAAAAATTCAAGTAACCCCATGGCGCACAACTCAGGTTCAAGTGGCTAACATGGCTCCGGTCAATACAACTGATGCGGTTACCATGGATGTGGTTATTCGTTCCACTAGCGATAACCCGGTTGATTTTGCCATTACTAACTTCAAGTTGACTGAATTACCAGCACAAATTGATGATGACTTATTGGATCGCGTTGGTGATTATCAAAACACGATTAAGAATAGTAATTTTTGGAACGGCACAACTGGCCCTTGGCAACCTAACACGGATCACAGCCAACTAAGTATTATGAAACAAAATGGTAAGAGCTGGCTACAAATTAGTGACGCCACCGGAGATGTTTCAACAGGGGCTTTCATGACCTTGCCGAGTGTCCAATCAGATAATCATATTATGGCCGTTCCTCAAGACATTAGTCTGCAAATTCGCTGCGATTCCGGCGGTATTTTTGAGATTCATACCTTAGCCAAAGATGCTACTGGCAACGTAGTGGAAGAACACGGCCACCCATTCACGGTCCAGCCTTGGCGGTTAAGTGAACAAACTTGTTTAGTACCTGGCACAGCTAATGCCACAGCAGTATCAATTGATGTAGTTGTGCGGTCTTTGGAATCCCAGCCCGTGACTTTTGCAATCACTGATATTCACATGGCCGAACATGCTACCACTGAACCAACTCAAAATAACCTATTGCAGAATGCCAGTTTAAGTGATGGTACGGTATTCCCGTTTACGCCAAATACTGACCATTCAAAATTAAATGTGACTGACTATAATGGTCGGCGCTGGTTGCAAGTTAGTTCCGACAGTGATGGATCTCCATCAATCGGGGTTAATTACGTTATTGATTATGACCAGCAGGAAAAATTGGGCTTAATCCATTTGCGCCACTTTAATCAACAATTTGCCTTTTCCATCAACGATTTGGTAGGTCACGATTACCTAGTTGAAGCACTTGACCAAGACAGCGATGGCAAGTGGCTCAACCTTAGAACGCTACAACGAATTTCAATTACACCATTTGTCAACCATCGCATCACGGTGACAGTGCCACAAGTGTCTGATACCAATGTAGCCCGAACAATTATCGTTGTCCGTTGTGTTCAAAACACCAATGTTAGTTTCCTGCTGACCGACTTTGTGTGGAATGACGAAGTACAAATGGCCCCTGATGACGGCAAAGCGTTAATCGTCCCACCTAAGATTCCAATGGTTGAGGGGCATGAGACCCGGGTGTTCCTAGATAACATTTTCCATAATGGTGATTACTATAAGGCTGAGAAAATGATTGTGGCGGGAACGGCCGATGCCGTTTACGCAGGGGCCTATCATGTGACACCAACAGCTGCTTCGAGCAGTAGCACTCAGTATGTACAATATTATCGTGGCCAATATCCAGCCCTAATGGCACCTCTCAATTTCGTTAAAGTCTCGGCTGATGCGGGTAGCGGTGAGAATATCAAGGTCATGTTGCTAGGCGAATCGACCACTGAAATGGCTGGGCTAGTAAATGGGTTCTACAATTTGACTGATGCTGATGTGTTGAGTGTAACTGGAATTGGCACCCGGGGAACTGCGCCACGGCTACACGAAGGTCGTAGTGGTTGGACGACCGAGAACTATATGCATGATGCGACTGCTTTAAACATCACTAACAGTTTCTATAATCCGACATCCAAGACATTCGATTTTGCCTATTATATTGGCACTAATAAGCTTGAAATGCCAGACTATGTCTTCATAGATATGGGGATCAATGATAGTTGGCAAGAAATACCGTTGACAACCACGCTGGCAAACTATCAATCTATGATTGATAGCATTCACTTGCTAGATTCAAGCATTAAAATCATCATCGGGTTAACAAATTTGCCGGAAAAATTCAAAAATATGTGGGACTTTAATATCGGCCTCAAAGACAAAGTCCTCAAGTTAATTAACGCGTTAATCACGAAATATGGTAACCGTGAAAGTGAAGGCTATTTTTTGAACCCAATCTACTTAAATGTTGATCCATATTGGGATATGCAATATGAAGAACGCGTGGTTAGCCCAGATGGTAAGCAAAAAGAGTTGGTTGGAACTAACGGCGTTCACCCGTCAGATTCAGGGTTTAAACGCTGTGCCGACGTATTATATGCAACCCTTAAATATGCAGTAAGCCTTGATGGCAAGCCTAAGTATGGGCGGAACTTAGCACTAGGAACTGCTAAGGCGTTAACAATAATTGGTGAGAACAGAGATAATCAAGGGGAACCTGGTTACACGCTATCGAGCGTAATCCCACAAGGAACTGTAATCAGAGTATCATATGACATATCGTCTTCTGATGGTGTTGGTGAACTTGTAATGCTATTCCTTGGGGAACAGCAACCCGCAAGTAGCTGGCAAACGATTCATGTGGATGAACTAGTCAAAGGAACAAAGCACGTATCCGTTACACTTACGACTGATACCGATCATTTACACGTTTTACCAAAGCTTAACAATGCAACTGGGACAGTAACTGTTTCCAAGTTTATTATTTCTAAATCTTCAGCAGAGGTAGATTGGACGCCAGCACCGGAAGATATATTAAATTAGGAGGCAGACAATTGAATAAGCACAAGTTAAAGGCACTCATCTTAACGGTGGGCGCCATTTTTATGGCCTTTTTAATGGTCAATGTTACCAGTCAGGCTGCTCGCATGGATATGGTGGATGTGTCGAATAACAACGGCTATATGAGTACCGCTGAGTATGTTTCGATGCGTAACGAGTTTGGTGTTAAGGCGCTCACCGTTAAGATTAGTGAAGGCACAACCTTCAAAGATGGCTATGCTGCTAGCAATATCGCTAATGGTCAAGCAGCTGGCTTATACGTCAACGGCTATCACTTTGCCCATTATAAAACTAAGGCTCAAGCAATTGCCGAAGCTGACTTTGCTGGTCAGGCAGCCAAAGCGGCCAGACTACCAGTGGGCGCAGTATTGGCAACGGACGTAGAATCGGCTGAGGAACAAGGAATCTTGTCACAAGCGGCCAACGACCACAATAATGCGGCCTTCATGCAAGAGATTCAGAAGTTTGGTTATCGGGCCGACATTTATACGTCTGGATCATGGGCTAACAACAAGATGACCATCAAGGGAAAAACTGGTTGGATTGCCGGCTACCCCTATGTCATGTCTGGTCAGAAATGGTATACGAATAACAATGCCTGGCAATGGTCTGGATCAGCTCATTTCCGGATTAGTTACGGTGGCTTTGATGTCAGCCAACTCTATACTGATTACTATACAGCTGGTCAAAAATCAGCGGTCAAGCCAACTGATAAAGATGCAGTCAAAGCCAACAACAAAGAAGCTAACAGACACACTTTCAAGCCATCTACGTCAGCCAAGTGGGTTAAGGAATCGAAGACTTACACGCTCAAGACGGCGGTTAAGCTCCGCACTGGTGCTTCAACGTCATCAAGTGTGATCACTATTTTGCCAGCTGGATCAACAGTCAAGACTGATCAAGCCATTATTCAGGGTGGCTATCGTTGGGTACGCCAACCACGTTTTAATGGTTATGGTTATCTAGCAACCGGCCCAGCAAGTAATACGCTGGAATATGTAAAGAGTGGTGCAGCTCATACGTATTACACAGTCAAGTATGGCGACAGCTGGTGGGCAATCGCACAACGCAACGGCATGAGCATGACTACATTAGCCAGTCAGAACGGTAAGATGATTTACACCACTATTTATCCCGGCCAGCGATTGGTGGTGCGGTAATTGCATACACTATTAGGATTAGGTTGGGATGAATGGGGATCCATTGTTGCCATTGTCACTAGTATTTGTGTATTAGCTAATTGGATTCTCAATAAGACGGTCCGTATCCCACTTAACAATTTAGGCAAGCGGCTTAGCCGTTTTACTGATGAAAGTTTAAAAGTACGACAGCAAAACGCCGACACAATGAACGCGATTGAAAATCGTGTTATTAAGGTAGAAGGCCGGTTAGATGGTCATGACATTGAATTTAAACATCTATATGAAAAGGAAGCCAAAGTAAATGAAAAAAATTAGTTTTAAGAATGCCGATGGAAGCTTAAATGGTAAGTTGATTGCTGGGATTATTTCGTTACTGATCGTTTTGATTCAACAAATCTTTGCCATGTTTGGCATTAAGTTTACTGGTGACTGGTCAGCCACTGTCGCCGTTATTAACACAGTATTAACAATCCTTGGTATGCTGGGTGTTATTACTGACGTTCAAACAGTGACGGCACCAACAATTGATAGTAAAGAGGAAAGTCAGATTGAAGCGACCGCTAATCTGACCGCTGACGAATTAAAAGCACCTACGTCTACAGCCACTGTAGTGAATAGTTCTGCATCATCTGACACTGAAACGGCGTCAGAATTCGCCTCACAAGTGGCAAAATAGTGCTATAATAATTGTTGGCTATAACTTGATATAGAGTTTCATTCATTGTGGAGCTTGATCACTCTGCAACGTTTCCCCTACGTTTCGACGTGGGGGATTTTTTTGTGTTTAAGATAATAAGTTGGTATATAATAGTGGAAAAAGCAAAACATCAAAAAAAGGGCCAATATTAAATTAATTTGTGCTCTTCCACGATTTGTAAATTAAAAATCTCTCTTTTTCAGAAATGGCTTATAAATGGCATTTATAGCGTGCTACCCTTAATGGCATAACTACCGTGCGGGTGATAAGTCGACGTCGGTAGATAAAAAGAGAAGCGTCATAATGCTGGTATATCAGCATTATGACGCTTCTCTTTTGCTAATTGGTATCAAATTAAAACCCCAATTTTGCGTTTTGGCTGTTGTGATCACAACAGCACTGTTAAGCGCTCATAAAAAAGGGTTTTGGGATCGTGTCACAAGTAAGGGTCCTATGAATTAA